ATCACGTCCTCATATTCCGCTGATCTGGCAAAGCGAAATCACGGTAAGGCGCGGACAATGCTGTCTAATGAGAAGTTTCAGAGCTTCTATGGCAGTCTGATCAGTCCTAACCCCAAGGACAAGGATAACGAGACACAGTATAAGCTTGCGGGAAACGGGTTCAGCTATGCCGTCGGTACTCTGGGGGGCGTCACGGGTTGGCGGGCTGACAGGATTATCGTTGATGACCCTCACTCTGTTGAGGGGGCCGAGAGTGAGGCGGAACGTCATAAGGCTGTCCGTTGGTTCACCGAAACACTGTCGACGCGCTATAACAATGCTTTGGCTATCAAGCGCCTTGTGATCATGCAGCGTATTCATGAGGGGGATGTGTCCGGTCACATCCTTGAGAATATGCCGGGGCGCTATGAACACTTGATGTTGCCTATGAGATTTGAGGCTGACCGCCGTTGCTCAACCTCGATAGGTTTCACAGATCCACGCAAAGAGGACGGGGAACTGCTATTCCCAGAGCGTTTTCCTGAACAACAACAGACCGAGACAGAAGAGGATATGATGTCTCAAGGCGGTGAATACGCCGTCGCGGGTCAGATGCAACAGCGGCCGGCACCACGGGGCGGCGGTATGTTCAAGGTTGATGAGATCAATTATGTTGATGTCGCGCCTCCCGGCGGTAAAGAGGCCCGCGGTCATGACTTTGCGGGCTCTATCAAAAAAGACTCGCCCTATACGGCGTCCGTTAAGGGTAAGCTTGTGGGGGGCAATCTATACATCACGGACGTTAAGCGCTTTAGAAAGAAAATCTATGAGGCCGAGAATGAGGTTATTGCTATCTGTAAGTCCGATGGCCGTGCTGTCCGGCAATCACTGCCCCAAGACCCTGGGCAATCCGGACTTTCACAGAAAAGCAATATGTCCTCACGCCTTATCGGACTTGATTTTGTGTTCAGCCCAGAGAGCGGGGCTAAAGAGGACAGGGCTATCCCGTTCGCCTCATATGTGAATGTCGGCAAGGTGTATCTGGTCAAGGCCCCGTGGAACAAAGCCTTTGTGGCTGAAATGTCCACATTCCCGCGCGGTAAGTTTAAGGACCAGGTTGACGCCGCCTCCCGTATGTTCACAGAACTGCAGACGTTCCCACGTAGGGCGTCAGGCGGTTCTAAGGGCGAATTGTTTACATAGGAGCAGAAAATGAAATATATTATATGCCGGAATGATGACGGACTAGAAACGGCCCTGATATTTCCTAATCACATCCCACACGTAAATATGGCGAATGATACGCTACGTCGGATCTCCCACTGGGCGCGACCTAACTATAAATGCCCTAAACTGGGAAAGCCTATATCGGCGGGTTTCATATCGTTTAATATTGATGGGCTTTGTTGCGACGGATCATCCGATAGCCTGAACCTAGACAGCCGTCCTTGTGATGTTGAGATTGTCAGGGCCGAGTTTTCGAGAAGCGCTTACAGTAAAGACCCGAAGGTTGTTTATCCTAAATAAGCGCCGCTAGGGATATGCATATGGCTGTTAGGGATATGAGTATAGAGGCGATGTTGATGCCTAGTAGTATTTTATCAGCGTCCATTTTCAATCTCCTTTAGGGCTGCGTTATATCCGGCCTCAAAATCCTCACGGCTTGGTTCTCTGGGATTAACAGGCCCGTCACCGTACTGCATTGCGAATGAGGATGTTTGGCTCCTCTTGAGTTTGTAAGCCTGACGGCCCTCATCAAAGGTCTTATCGTATTCCGCCCATGCGCGCTCTAATGACATATCATTTCCTCATATACGAAAGCCCGCTCCCGAACGTGACGACGGGGACGGGCTTACAAGAACGCGCTTTAATGTCTGCGAACCGGACGTGTCAGGCTCCGATCAGGGGAATTAGTGAGGGATGTCCTGTCTAGTCCACTCACCCGACGCCTATTCTGTTAATCGAACGCTATTCCAGGGTCAACAACAAATAACAAAAAAATGTTATTATTCTCTGGACTGGATGATTTCAGCATGTAATAAGCTGATTATCAGGACGATGAAGTCCACCTAGCGGAGCTAAAAATGTTAGTATTACTTTTTGAAGATGTAACCAATCAGCACAATAATTCAAAGGAAGTCGGCAAGTTTGCCACACCTGAACTAGCCTTAGAGGGCGCAAAAGAACACGCTGAAAAGAATAAATATAAGTCTGAAATGGCTTGCGCTGATATTGAGGATGGTCACTTAGATGCCGCCTTTGTTATCGGCGGCCACTTACGCCTTTACAGAACAGAGGCGGCATAATGACAGAATATATTTACAAGCGCGTTGACCTTTTTAAGAATCAGAAAGGGACATCCATCAACGTCTATGAGAGACGCGAGACACTTCCTAACGGAAAGCCTAACCTAGACGGGCCTAAAGAGATTGTCGCGCGCGCTCACTACGAAGAAGAATTTACCGTTGTCGGCTCTATAGCCAATGCGGGGCCATTGATGGGGGGGAAGTGATATGGAAAAGAAATCACTCACTTTTAAAAAATCAGATATGTTGGGCGGCACGGTTCGCCCTGTATGCGCTAAGTGTCATGGTGAAAACATATCCCCCGAACTGCTCACATCAATTTGTCACTGTGACGACTGCGGACATGTGGGAGATCCAAAGTTTGCGGGTGAAAGTCTTAACGCTAAATACGGTTCAGAGGTAAAGGAGCCTTGTAATGTCAGACAAATCTAAAAAACTAATTGAGTTCATCAAGCGGGCGGAACGTAAGATAGGCGCGTCAGACGTGTCCCTTATAGTCAGTTCATCCACATTTGACGCTATCGTTGATGACGTTGAGCCGAGCGGTGATGTCCGCACTAACCCTAACTGGAAAGGCTACCCCGTGTGCCTTAATGTAGGGATAGCGACTGACGCTCATGTTGAATGTGTCCTTACGGATGCGGACGATAATGTCTATGAGGCAATTCTTATTGTGAGGGATTTATGATATTGAGACGCCGTCGCTCACTTCTCAAGAGCCTTGGGCGTCATAGGACTTACCCTGACGGCTATATGCCCGCTATTAGGCGCACCCATAATATTCAAAAAACAAGTGTGTGGGCCGGATATGATGGGAACGGATTGTCCAGTGAAGTTATGATTAAACAAATTGATGACAGGAACGTCAGGCTATCAACAGCTTTAAGACTGCCTAACGAGGGTGTGAACATTGTTTCAATCAATTTAGGTATTCGTCAGCTTCAGCGCTTTATTCAAAGACATCATTTGTCGGAAAGGTTTTTGAAATGACATCAATAATTTGCCCCATATGTGAGACAGGACAATTCATCAACACCCAAGGGGATAAGCCTTTCTGCGCTCAACACCCGATGACTGATCTTGTTATGATAACGCCAGAGGGTGTTAAGCCGTATGAACAAAAGAAACCGTCCGAGCGTCTGCGTAAGGATGCGGCGGATGTTGGGGCTGTCCTTGAGGTCAAAGGCACCGAAAGCATGACTAAGTTCACAAAAGAGACGGGCCTTGTCCTCTCTGATCCGCTCAAGGAAATCTATCTGTCAGCCTTTCAAGAGGGTTACGGTATGGCCTCATGCGAGGCGCTTGAGGGCAATAACCTTATTATCAACAGCACGATTAAGCGTGTGGAGGATGCTAAAGAGGAAAGCAAAAGATGACTGACACATTTCACAATTTCAATCTCAATGACTATATCCGCGTTAAGTTCACGGATGACACGCTTGAGTATCTGCAGGAACAGCATGACAAGCGATATGCTCATCTGGGTAAAGAGTACGCCAAGAAACTCGGCCCTATCATCCCTGAACCGGATGAGGACGGGTGGCGTAAATATCAGCTATGGCATTTTTGTAATACGTTCGGCCCAACAATGCAGTTAGGCCGTCAGAATGTTGTTGAGACGGCTATTCAGTTTCAGATTAAAGAGGATTGATATGAGAATAGTCATATATGACAAGGATGACCACGAGCCTATCACGGTCATTCATCTGCCCAAATGGGCCGCTGACGTAGCAATTGAGCGTGGTCATGTGAGGCTTTATACGTTTCCGGATATAGACTTGTCAGCCCTGACAGCTATGTCAACCCCTATGGAAACGACACTTAAGCAGAGAGTCGTAACCTTAAGCTTTGAACCTGTCTATAAAGGCAAAGAATTGCTTATGTGGCTTGTCTATGCGGATGACCCTGAAAGCGCTCTTTTGCTTAGATCAACATTCCTTCCAGGGCAAAGGGGTCAGATCAATGAAATGAAAAAGCAAGCTTTCCTTAAAGGCCTGATAGAAGGTCTATCCGTCTAACCCCATTGCGTCCCGCGCTGTTTTATGTGACAGCCATAGATGGGACATAGGTCTCCCCCTTTGAACTGGACCGTCTCACAAGGCGGGCCTTTTTTTTTCGCCCGTTATGTTCCATAGGGGTAAAAAGGAGTTCTTTGATGGAAAAACGGACAATATTCGGCAGCTTTGGATTTGGGCGCCGTAAGGCAAGCGGTTCAAAGACAACACCACAGGGTAAGTCATCCGTTGAACACGCGGCGGGCTATCTGGCCTCACGGGAAAAGAACCCTAAGCTTGCTAACCGCAAGATGCGCTTTAAGGCGTTCAGCGAAATGTTCATCAACACGCCCGTTATCTCGGCGTCAGTCGCTATTTTTCTACAGGTGATCAAAAAGACAGAATGGCAAGTCACGGCCCTTGAGGGCAATGCCGACAGTGAGCGCTATAAAGAGGCCATTGAGGAAGTGATGAAAAAGATTGAGTGCGGGTGGCCTCAATTCACCCAGACGACGGCGGCTCACATTTACTGGGGATTTAGTATTCAGGAGTGGGTTCTCAAGCGTCATGAGGGATCTGGCGTCATAGGGTTCAAAGACATCTATCCGCGCTCACAACACACTATTGATCGTTGGGACATTGATGATCACGGTGAAATCAAGGGCGTGGGTCAAGAGGACGTAAACGGCGGGGAGGAGCTTTATATTGAGCGCCGCCGTATGGTCTATGCGGTTGATAACAGCATGACGGACAGCCCGGAAGGTCTGGGTATATTCAGAAAGCTTTATACAACGTGGCGTCGCCTTGAGGATTACCTTATTCTTGAGGAAATCGGCTTTGACACAGATCTCCGTGGTGTTCCTGTTGCGAAAGTACCGCTTGAGGAACTTAATCTCATGGTTGAGGAAAATGTCATATCGGCTGAACGCCGTGAGGAAATCCTTGATCTCTATCGGGGCTTTCTGAAAAACCACAACAAGAAAAAGTCACAGGGCATCATGTATGACTCGGAGATGTATTCTGATCGTGACGGTAAGGTGTCGGGTCATCCGAAATATGAGATTGACCTTCTTAAGGGTGACGGCTCAAGCGTTCACGCTGATCTACAGAACGCCATTAAGCGTGAGCGTCAGAATATGGTTCTGGTTCTGTCGACAAGCTTTATTCTACTGGGTGAGGACGGCGCGGGTTCATTATCACTGTCAGAGACTAAGATTGACTCGTTCCTGTTCCTTGTCACGTCCACGCTACAATACATGGCTTTCGTCTATGAGCGTGACATATTCAAGACCTTGGCGGAATTGAACGGGTGGGATGAGGACTCGCTCCCTGAAATGAAATTTGAGGAACCGACAACTCAAGACATCCTTGAACTGACGGACGCGCTGCGTAACCTATCGACAGCCTTTGGCCCACTGCCTCAAGAGGCCGGAACGCTCAATGAGGTTCTCGCTATGATGGGTCTGCAGCCGATCGATGATGAATTTATTGTTCCGTTTGACCCTGATCTTGCGGCGGGCGTCATGCCTGGACAGCGCGAGGCGGCTGAATTGATGGTTCAAGAGGGTAAGGGCGGACCAGGCGATGACCCAGAGGACGATGACAAGAAAAAGCCTAAGCCTAAAAAGGGCAAGAAAAAGACCCCCGATAAAGGAGACGAGTAATGGCAACCGTAACAATATCAGGAACAAACTTTGACAGTTACGCGGATGTGGACGCTGCTGACGCTTATCTTGTCGCGGATGCGGGCTATCACGCCATATGGGCGGCCCTTGACGCTGATCAAAAGGCCCGTTCACTTGTAAGTTCAACCCGTCACCTTCAGGCGTTGCGGTGGAAATCCGGCGAGGCCCCCGATATAGATACGCCCCCCGCGAACGTAATAGCCGCCGCGTCTCTATTGGCGGCTATGATTTCCGAAGACCCCGCCATCATTGCCGCGACAGCCTCAACGGCCAATGCGGCCTCTGGTCAGGGTGAGGTCAAGCGCGTCAAAGCCGGCTCGGCTGAAGTTGAGTTCTTTCAATCCCAGTCCTCATCGTCATCACGTAGCGTATCAGCCGCATTGACGGTGCCGGACAGGATCAGAATTTTACTGGGTGAGCTTCTGGGCCCTTTGGGTAACGGCAGAATGGCCGCGTCAGGCTCATCGCCCTATGACGCCTCTGTCGGGGAGGAGCGCTGTCCGGCGTCTTGTGAAAGCGGCCTCACGGGCTCTATCTAGGGGGACGACATGGGAACCAAGTTATTCGGCGTTGATATTTCGGGCCTTGTTCATCAACACATTAGCCCAGGCATTCCAAAGGCTAAACTCATCAAAGTATCGCGCAAGCCTAATCCGGCAAAGCTGACGGGTAAGCCACTGATCACAGAAGAGAAGCATGACTGTAGCGGTTTCGCTGAATCCTTTAAACAGCGTGAACTCACGTCTGACATTCTTGTCTCTGACCGTAAGATCATCCTGATAGGTGATAGCTTGCCGTCAGGCGTTACACCAGATAAGGATGATAGCGTTTTCATTGAAAGCGAGAACAAGACCTTTAATGTCCTTGAAATCCTGGACCGTGATCCGGCGTCAGCAACATGGACGCTACACGGACGGGAATAGGTGAACAAAGAACAGGACATTCGCAACCTTCTCAAGAAACAAGAGCGCCGGATAAGGCGTTTATTTGATCTTGCGATGAAAGAGTACCGCGGCACGATCAGCCTGTCAGTGCTTGAGGACTTTATCTCACGGGGGGATATTCTGGGGGCCTTGGGTCAAATAGAGGCCGTCGCTATAGCGGTTGCCAATGCCTCAACGGCGGCGTTCATTGAGGCCGCAACAGCCACATCCGCGTATATTCATAGCCGTAACGTCGTGACGGTGGGATTTGACGCCCAGAACGCGCGCGCGGTTGAGAGTATGCAAAGGGCCCGTCTGTCATTCATCCAGTCTTTCACGGATCAACAGCGCCGCGCTACTCAACTGGCTTTGTCGACGGGAATAGCAGAGGGTAAGGGGCCGCGCGAACTGGCCCGTGCGTTCAGAGCCTCGATAGGATTGACAGAACATCAACAACTGGCGGTTCAAAATTACCGTAAGCTGTTGCAGCGCATAGGGGCCGATGACGTACCGACTCGCGCTCAACGGGAGGCCCTGACCCGTAAATTGCGCGATAAACGCTTTGACAGAACGATCAGGCGCGCCCTGCGGGGTGAAAAGACCCTCACGTCAGCCGAGATAGAAAACATGGTTGAGCGCTATCGTCAGCGTTCACTCGCCTATAGGGCCGTCACCATTGCGCGCACGGAGGCGTTACACGCGGTTCATGATGGTCAAAATAATGCGATCGATGAGGCGATTTTAAGCGGGGCCGTCAATGAGGATGATATTGTCTATCAGTGGTTGACCGGACAGGACGGGCGTCAGCGTGACCCCCATCAAGAGCTTCATAAGACAAAGCGGGCTCACGGTGAGCCGTGGGAAAACAGCCTTGGGACGATATTCTATCCGGGGGATAAGTCAGCCGTTGCGGGTAATGTGATCAACTGCCGTTGTATCAGGACGCTTAGGATCAAATAGCGGTTAAATCTTAGTGGACATCGAAAGTGCATAAAACGGGCCGTTCTGTGCATAAAACCCCCGCATTTGTGCATAAATTCAATGGACATCCCATAGAGCATCAAAACACGGTCAAATCCTGCGAATAAAAAACCCCGTCATCATGTGGGGCAAGGACGGGGTTTTCTATCTATACGTCTGATCACGCGGGCTGACGCGCGTTCAGTGTGACTATAGAGCGCCTCGTGTAAGTTATTTGAGGGGGTCTTGACGAGAACCTGACCGCCCGATAGACCATAATCACAATAAATTGTTATTGTCCAGTCGAAAGGAACCTAAAATGCCGAGAACAACCCTAAAAGACGCTAACGCCACAAGGCTTTCTGATAAAGACATTGATGCGATTTATGATTACTTTGAAAACGGCAAGGGCGGCGGTCAGGCTCTTATGACTATAGTTGGCGGAAAAAAGTCATTTACTAAATCTATGGGACGGAACGTCAACTATCGCCCTGACGGCTCTATCCGGATGCGGGCGGCTTAAGGCTCTGCATTTACAAAGCGCCTTCTGTTGAATACAGAAACAACAGGAGGCGGTTATGAAACTTAAATTCAAGCGCGGCGATACATTCGATTTTTCAGGACAGGTTACGGTCAAACGCTATGACGGTCAGGAAGTCGGTGACTTAACGGGATGGACAGGCGCATCACAAGTTAGGGATGATCAATATGCCCTCATTGATGATCTGACGTTTGAATGGATAGACGCCGCACAACGTAAGTGCCGCATCAAGTCCGGTGATACCAGTGAATGGCCCGTCGGACGCGCTTTCATTGATATTGAGTTCACGGCTCCCGCGCCTGAAGGCACGGTCATATCAACAGACACAACAGAATTTGAAATCATCTGGGGGCCGACGGGCGGCGGTACATAGATGAAGCTTTTACCCACATATAGCGTTTCCGCGTTCCTCTATAGCGCGGTTGCGGGAGATCTGACGCTTGACCCTGCGGCCCAGATGACCGTTGAGGTTCAGCTTATCCCTACGTTCTATGCTCAAATCCTGCCCGGCAGTATAATCGGCGGCGGGTCAGGCACGGGTGACGTTACGGGCGCACAGATCCCGTCATTGCTATTCGGGACAAATGGACAAGACGGCCTGTTGCGGACAGAGGGCGGGGCATCATTGGCTTTAAGCGCTCAAGAAGATTACCTGACCCTCACGGTATCGGGGGGATTCTTGCCGCGGCCTGATCTACTTGATGAGACAGACCCAACATATTTTTATTTCGGTTGGGATGACGGGGATGACTGGAAAGTTGAAAGACAAGTTCGCCTCACGTCACAAGCCCAAAGGGCATCAATCGGCAACAACCCCACTAAGGATGACCTTGACGCAGCATGGCCGGACAGAACAGAACTGGTGTATGGATAATGGATGATAAGGAATATATCTGCAAATGCGGTGAACAGGTCTGGACAGGCCCAAAGGAACCCGCCGTCTGTGATGCCTGTTCAATTTGCGGCACGAATTATCTTAAAGAGCCCGCGCCCGCTCATATCTATCGAATAAGAAAATCCGAGCGCTATGTAACTCAAGAAAGCGGTTATCGCACTAGGGTTGTGGAACAAATCAGAGTCTGCGAAAGAGAAAATTGCTATCATGTAAAGGGCTCTGATTAAATGGCAAACCAAACGATAACCAGTAGCGCTAATATGACAGCGGTTGAGGCCGGGCTGAATAACGGTCAAAATATCACTATCAATGGGGGCGCTGTTCTGACGGTCAGCCAGTCCCCCACTAAGCTTATCGGTCAAGTTAGCATCAATGACGGCGAACTGTTTCTTGATGGTGAGAATGCCACGAACCCTATTGTCTGGGCGGGTGAGCAGAATGAGGAAATAAACGTCAACGGCGCGGGTGTTTTTAGAACCTCTTTAGGTTGGTGGGAGTTTCCCACGACAAGTAACGGAAACGCAAATCAGACCTTTGACTGTTCATCTTACTTTTCACCCTCACCTATAGACGCTGACGTTTTTAGCGGCGTATGGGTCGAGACAGGCCGGCGTATAAATTATGATAACGGCTCTGGGGTAGCGCCCGCTGTCGGTGACTGGGTGTTTAAAACAAGTGACAATGATGTTCATGGCCGGATTACGGAAGTCGTCGGAGATGTCACTTCGGGCTATATGGTTGTGAGGTTCTTGACGGGATCACTGGCAAATAATGACGCAATCGAACTTCATACCCTTCAGGACAATAGCGGCCCAGATTATCAAAAGTCATGGAACGGACAGGCTAACGGGGCAGACGTTCTTGAAACTGGGGTCTTTCAAGAATTTGCCAATGCGAGACAAAACTCCGTCAACGGACTGTCAACTTTAGGCTCTGGTATAGCGGGCTTTGGATTTGAGCAAGCCTATGGGTCAAACTCACTGTTATTCGGAAACGGAACAAACGGGTTCATCCCGCCTAGCGGGGCGCGGATTAGAGTGCCTATGGTTCATTTCGCAACATCAACCACAACGCTATTTCCCACGGGCGCGTCATCATGGGTCGCGGGCGGAACAGGTAAATATGAATTAGAGACGGTAAACGGCGGGGACTGTTATTTTCATGGTGTGTCTATGGGTTCGGCCTATTTCGAAGATAACCTTGGCGGCATCTTTCAAGCCTCTTATTGCGCGGCTAACCTGAATTTCGGGGTCTATGGAGCGCTGTCCCGCGTGACATATGATCATTGCATCTGGGTCAATGAAATTGAGGGAAACACTCGAAGCGACTCTCGTTCCGTCCCCCCTATCGTTGACCTTGTTAGCGGGGCAGACATTCGTGACTGTCTGGTGATGTCTCTGCACAACGCTGCGGAAACAACACAGTTCGGTGGCCAGACCTCTCTTAATGTTGACTATAAGCGGTGTATTCAAATTTCAGCAACCAACCTTGAGGAAGCGGAACTTCTAAGGGTCAGCAATTTTACATTCTATGATTTTGTCGTCATCGGGACACAGTTTTATATCAATGCATCATTTAACGGCGATATTAAACTTCTCAAGACACAGAGAAACTTAGACGGCTCTGTCGCCAACAATGACCAGATGTTCATTACGTCCGGTTCTAATAATATTAAAGTTACGGGATGGGAAGTTTTACAAGGCTCGGTTCCGGATGACAGTAAGGTTGTTATCACGGACGTTTCTAATGTTGAGGTTCGGGGATTTCACTTCATTGATGATAAGTTTGATAATGAGGGTCAAGCCGGAACTCAAGGGGAAGAGTTTGCTAGTGTGTCGGGGCTTTGTTCAAACATCACCATTTCAAGGTGTTGGCAGAATAGAGGGACGTCGAATGAATTTGTCTTTGTCGCCAGTGGAACTTGTAAAAACGTCTTAGTTCAAAATTGTTCAGGTGAGTATAATGGCGAGATTGAACCTGACGGCATTGATACAACTTTCCGAGGGCTTCATGGCGGATCAGGAAATCTAGGCTCAACGACAGGCTTGGAAACTGACCTTGTGGGAACGGCGGGCTCTAATACGGGTGATATTTTTGAGTCGGACACAAGGGGTTATTTCTTCTGCAGTATGTGTCCCGGCAGTGAGGATAGGCCCATTGAGATTGTGTCGGGAAATCCTAAGTTCACGAAAGACGGTGACGTTGATATGGTGTCCGGTGATCAGTTCATCATTGAGATGCCCTATGTGGCCTTGGGTCATACGGCTTTCCGTAATACGGCCCCAACCTTAGCCAGAGCCACAACAACAGTCGCGGACGGGACTGATCAATGGGGCGCGAACGTGACGGTTGAAATGCAGTATGACACCGGATCAGGATATAACGGGACTTGGCTTGATGTCCGTGACCCCTCAACCAGAACCGGAATAACAAATATGGTTGACGGTATTCGGTTGAAATACCGTATCACCGCCACGGGTACACAGACAAATATGCAGGCGTTTGTCATCTATACGGACACAACCCTAGCGGATCAGACGGCCAATCTTTACCCGATTGATCAGGTTGATTTCACGTTGACGAATGTGATCAGCGGCAGTCAGGTTATGGTCAGGGCTAATGAGACTGTCGGGACATATACGGCGGGGGATGTAATATTTAACGGTATTGCGACAACAGACCCGTTTGTCTTTTCTCTGAATTATGAGGGCGATATGGAAATGCTATATCGTGTCCGGAACTCAAGTTCCCCGCCTTACTATCAAACGGTTGAGAATGTTGTGACCCTTTTAGCCACGGGTTTCACGGGAAGCGTAAATCAAATTTTAGATGAATAGCGCAGGGCCGCTTGTGGAATGTTTTTCTATCTGTTACGGGCAAAAGAACAGCATTTCCAATATAAGGGTTCAAAATGGCTTTCTTTGACGATTTCAGTATCACAAAAAACGGCGCCGCATATGATTTGCGTCACACGAGTGGTGCGACGCGCTACACACTCATGCAAGCCTATCGGGCCATTCAAGACCTAGCGGACGATCCGACAGCCGTCGGGGATGACATCAATGACATCCTACAACCCAACCTAGCGACACGTCAGACCGATACAGCTATCACGTTTATTAACGGGCTGAACATTGATGCGGCTTCCGCGCAGTTCATTACAGGCGGTTCTATTACGCAGGACGGCGGCGATACCCGTTATTCCGGTATTGACCTCCAGTTCCTTGTTCAACCTTTTGTGGCTGACGTTTATATGGATCAGGGCGGAACGCGCGTTGATCTACCTGTCCCGTCAGGGAATACCGTCACAGACAGTCTTTCATTCCTAGTTCTTGTTCGCACGGGCGGTGCTGATATTGCGGGGGGTGACATCCGGTTCTTCACTCGTGGGCTCGGAAATGTTTATTCAGACCTTGCGGTCAACGTATCAGCGGGCGGCGAAACAACCGTCTTCTTGGGGCCAGGTAATGACGCGAATGTTGATGCCGCTCAAGCGGCGGCTTATGCCCTCATCCTTGCTGACCTGACTATCACGTCAGGAAACTTTAGTTCCGACGCCAATAACGGAAACGGACCTCAAAACTATGATATTCGGGTTGCGGTTGCCAATAGCCGGACGCCTATTGAGGTTTATCAAGCCCTACAATACGCTAACCGTGACGGCTCTGCTCTTGTTATTGATGGGGAGCCTGGACAGTTCTATCGTCTCGCTGACCCGCTCTATACACCTATTCCGGGTTCACCCCTTGCGACATTCGCGGGCGGTAACATCACGGGCGCGCAGGGCGTTTATTTTACGGGCTTTGACGCCGAGTTTGCACAGAACTTTATCGGACGTGATGACTCGAACCAAGCCCAGACACCGCCGAATACAGTTCCGGTCAGCATGACGGGTGTTGTTTCTGGAGACCGCGTTGGTATTTTCCGGACAGCAACTTTAGGCGGACCTATTCAGGTTGATGAGTTTGCACTTGCGGCGGGTAACAATGCCGGAAACGGTACTCTTGTTGTCACAACCCCTATCGGGGCAGATCACCCAGTCAGCGGTATTGTGCGCGTCTGGAACGGAACGTCTTATGACGCTATTCCTTACTCAAGCTTTAGCGGTTCAACCTTTACCCTCACGGGAACACTAGGTCAGAACTATACGGCTGCGGATAATGCGTTTGTTCCATTCATTGATGAAACAGCCGCCACAAGCGGTACTGTTTCAACGACGATCATTCAGACGGTTCCGATTTTTGTTCTGTCACGTCTGCGTAACGGCGGTGCGAATATTGTTCCTTTTGACGTTCCCGGCACAATCGGCGGCTCTGGTATCTCGGCCTCGGCTATCCGTAACTCGGATGCATAGATGTGTTTGTTCAGTCAGTCGACTGGATAGAGCGCCTTGTAATCTTTGACGCTAATGTCCTAGATGTCCCGCTCGTGCGGACGGAAATCCGCACGATTGAGGCTTCAGAAGAGGGCATAGTCTTTGACACCATCATCACGGCGGGCGGTCAGCAGACAATCGGGGCGGGACAGGATGCCCTCACGATAACGCTGACCAACAACTATGAGGCCGAGTTCACGGGGACGGGTGAGCGCTCATCCTCAAACGGTAACTTTATCGGACGAGTCAGGCCCACGCCTGGAATATTCTTTGAACGTGAATTATCACTGGCTTTCGCCTCAACGGCGGCGCCGCTTTCTGCGGAAACAGAACAGGCTATCAGGGACGGACGTGATCACGCGCGCGCGGCTAATATGCAGACAAAGCCTATTCAGAACAACCCGCCGGCCAATGATCCATAGAAAAAGGGTCAGACGGGGAATGAACGTCTGACCCTTTCGTTTTCCCGAATAATCCGGACAGGGGCGCTGCTTAGATTATCTTGATGGGAATTTCAGATATATCGCAATAACATTTTTTTGCAATCGTTTATTCCGCGCGCTCTTTTTCAATCTGATTAAAGGTTTTGTCAGTACCCGCGAGAACGGCTTTCTGACCCGTATAGTCCTGCCACCGTTTCACGATGATATCGATATAGTTAGGGGACAGTTCCATCATATAACCGCGCTTATCGGCTGACTCGCATCCCAAAAGTGTTGAGCCGGAACCCGTAAAGAGGTCAAGAACCGTCTCACATTGGCCCGCATATTGCTCAAGACACCATTCCGCAAGCGCTATAGGCTTCTGGGTGGGGTGAACGCGCTTGACGCCCCGCTCGGATGCCTTGAGCATTCCGTTCCACATATGGGCGAATTTACGGACAGCAGTCTTTTGATTTGTCCACGCGAGTTCACAGTCAGCGAAATTTCCCGTGTTCTGTTTATCCCAGACAATCCAACAGGATGAGTTCTCAAGATGATTAGCGTAATAGTTCCCGCCCCAGATAATTTGAACCGCGGGATCAATTTTCTTGATAAGTTCAATCGCCGCAACCGCTACATCTATAGAGCCGTCACCCATCACGGGTGCAAAGTTTGATGACTCGACAATATTAGCGCCGCCAACTTTTCCCTTTTTGATACCGCCGAAAGGGCCGCCGCCTCCAACCTTACCGCCGCCGCTGACAATAGATATTCCATAGGGTGGGTCCGTATAGAGGCAATCAACGTCAGCCCCGTTGAGCAATTTCAGGAGATCCTCTTCGCTTGTCCCGTCACCGCACATCACCCGGTGCCGGCCGCATTCCCAAATTTCACCCAGAACCGTTATGGCTTTTTCCTGATATTCAGGGGCTTCCTTTTCGGGTTCCTCTGGGCCTTGAGGGCTTAGGCCTGACATTTCAAGATCATCAAAACCCAGAAGGTCAACGTCAAAGTCCATATCCTCAAGGGCGGCCATTTCCTCTGACAAAATATCCTCATCCCATCCGGCGTTCAGGGCGAGTTTGTTATCAGCTATCACATAGGCCCGCTTTTGAGCGTCAGACCATCCTTTGGCTATCATCACGGGGACGGTTTCAATCCCAAGCCTTTCTGCGGCTTGCGCGCGCCCGTGAACCGCTATGATCATATTGTTCTCATCAATCAATATGGGCATTGTCCACCCCCACTCTTTGATTGACGCCATAAGCTGTTCAATCTGCGCGTCAGAGTGAGTTCGGGAATTGCGCTCATAGCCCGTGAGGCTCGATAGCTTTCGTTTGTAAATCTTAGCGGCGGGCCATTCTTTAGACATCCGGTGTCCTTTCATAACAATAAAATGTAATCATCTTGACTGCTGACATCAAATCCGCTTGGTTGTCAATGCGCGGGTTAAATCGCGCTTACCTTTAACGATACCTATAGGAGCCTTAGATGCTTAAATATAAGGGCGGTAAGCCCACAGATTTTATGGACGCAAGTTCAGATCATTACAAAAACATCGAACAACAAAATCATCTTGATATGCTTGAGGCGTTTAAGGATTGGCAGGATAGCTGTCCGACAGAGAACGATATTCCTGACCTGCAAGATATGTCTGAAAAAGATAAAAACGATGCCTTAAGAGCCTTAAGGACAACTCATCAAGGAGTTATTCATCCACGGGCTCTTGCTCGACTCATAATGAACTCTATGGGTTCAACAAATGAGACAGGGACAATGCCAGTTGATCAAAAACATTACTGGCTTGAGGTTGCGGAATATATGGGGCCGGACTGGGCTCAAGAGTTTTACGCGGTGTCTAAATTCGTCACTAAGGTCGCTTAGTCATGGATAGGAACGATAAGCGGGTCTTGAGGCTCGCGCGTGTCCTACATCACGCTAAGATAGATTCCTGTTATTTCCCGACTGGTAAACTGAAACCAGGCGTCAGGGGGTACGGGGCAACGCGGGAGGCCGCTCATATCCGTGAGCCGTTTCCTGAAACCCACACTAAAGAGTTCCGGACGCTTAATCATCACGGTCAATGTCATATAGACATAGCGATTGATCAGGCGATAGCGGCCTTAAAGTATCAAGCCGAGCAATAAAAAAGGCGGGGCTTTCCCCGCCTATCTTACTATAATATAGTCTATAGAGTTAAGCCTGATCTTTGTCCTCAAGCTTCTTTATTCTAGTCTCAAGCCTTCCGATATAATCCGTGAGTTCCCGAATGGTGCGGGCGCGCTCCTTATCAGTGTTTCGGTCTGAACCGCCCGTAAAGGCGTCACGTAATTCCCGTGATATTTTTGATAGTATAGATTCCATATTTACCTCCTAGAATGGAATTTCGTCATCAAGGTCAAAGTCCTGACTGGCCCCGCCCTGATTTCCGCCACCGTTATTATTCCCGTCGCCGCTATAGCCTTGGTTATAATCACTTGAGCGCTGACCCTGACGATTGCCGCCGCCGGAACTGTCATTTCCGCCAAGCATGAGCATTTGACCGCCGAATCCGACAACAACTTCCGTTGTCCATCGATCGTTACCGTCACGGTCTTGCCATTTGCGGGTTTTCATCTTGCCCTCAATATAGACCTTAGAGCCTTTTTTCAGGTAACGCTCACAGACCCCGACAAGCCCGTCACCCGTGATGGTGATGTTATGCCATTCGGTGCGCTCTTTTTTATCTCCCGTCTGCTTATCTTTCCATGTTTCTGACGTAGCGATAGAAAAGTTACAGATTTTCCCGCCGTTATCGAATGATCTGACCTCTGGGTCTTTACCCAGATTGCCGATAAGTTGAACTTTGTTGAGTGATCCGGCCATGAGGTCTCCTGTATTTGGCTCGTTATTTTGTCTTGCTATAACAATTTATTGTTACGCGCTAGTGTCTTTTGCTAAGGTTCTTAGGTGTCCGGCAATAAGTTCAAGGCGAGACGCCAGATCAGTGACCTCTGTTTGAAAGTTAGGTCCGTCGAACTCAATCCGGTTCGCGCTCTTATTGGCATTGATGATAGCGCCCTTTATGCCGCTGAACCTCTGCTCTGGTGTTGGTTCTGTCATCTTTTTACCCTTTCATGTTGAGCAATTTGAGACTTGATTTTATTGGTCAAGCCTATCCATTTAGGCAGCATAGGTGACTTTGGATTTTTTACAATCTGGGAAGCGCAAGCGGCCTGAACAGAACGCGCCTCTTCAGCCGTTAAGACTAAAGTGATGTGCTTATCGTGTTTAGGATTCATTTTACTCACCTATAACGCAGACAGCTTGAGAGTTCACATAGGCGGCTTTTTGTTCAGGCATCATGGCGTTTCCAGTCACGATAAAATTCAGCGTCATTTATGATTTGTCGCTTACCTCGATAAAGATAAAACCGAATGTCAACAGAGCGCCCAACCCGACGCCCTTTCTTGACGTTGACTGGCCGCCCTGTTTCGGGATTCACAAACCGCCCAAGCGGACGGATGTTTGTCAGTTTCATGCTACAGGTTGCTTAGATTTACCCATCACGCGGATGAGGGCTAAGAGTTCAGTTTCCATCCGACGGGGTATCTTTGACAGAGCCTCTGCGAACTTAACGCCGTTAGTGCTTGAAATGAAATCCTGAATAGCAACGGCTTGTTTAGCGGGCGCTTTCTGTTCCCCGTTATCTGCAGGAAAGAAATCCTGAACGGGCGTTCTCAAGGTGGCGGCTGTCTTGTGCAGACGGCTTGCGCTGACTCGGTTGTCCCCGCGCTCATATTTTTGAACCTGTTGAAAGGTGATGCCTAAAGCGTCCCCTAATTTTTCTTGGCTCATCTTTAATGCCTGACGGCGGAGCCTGATTTGTGTTCCCACATGAACATCAATAGGGTCAGGCTTTCGTGGTGCGTGTTTTGACATAAGTGTCTCCTGTTTAATTCTCGCGTATTTCAATGTGACGGACGATGATTTTAAGTCTCTCAACGGTCTTAGTCACGGTTCTGACTTCCTGTTTAGGAAGCCCATAATGAGGCATCTTTCGCCCATTATCGGTTATGCGGTTCCACCGTATTTTCTGGATATTCCAAATCCGTCGGCTCCGCTCTGGGTCATCCTTTTCCCGCATCTTGGCGTAAAAGTAAGACCGCATTTTGAGGATGTCAGTTTCATTGCGGTCAGGTGGTATCATATCAAACCCTCCTGACGCGCGTGAGCCCATGCCCCGTTCCAGAGTGTGATATTGTTAAATATCTCATCCTCTGTTTTCGCTATCCCTGTTTTCAGAAAAGCCTCGTGCATAGCAATATTAGCGTCACAGTAATCATGGGACGCACAACACGGGTTGTCTCTGTTCTGACCGTTCCAGTCTTTCATTTCCTGAAACTGCTCATCCGTCAGCCATTCCTTGAGGACGGCGGCGAAAGCTTTGCCGAGTATCTTGACCTCTGACATTACGCTGACTGACTTGTAAAGATTTCAATAGCCTTTGAAACGGCTTCTGCAGTGTCGTCAGTTTGAAAAGTTGTGTCATCGACTTGGGAATAAATAGTGATGACTTTCATTTGACCGCTTTTTCTGTCCTCTGGAAACTCTGCTAGGTCTGGGTTTTTGTAATCAACAAAGACAGAGATATAATCACCGTCCTTAATTTCACGCCCTACGCTTGGGCATGAGTCGTTACGCCATGAGCCGTCATCAAAGCCGTGAGGCTTTAAACCCTCAAGAATAGTCTCAAAAACATCCGCGTTATCAAAATCTGAAAATTGTTTCATGTAGTTTTTAGTCATTGTCATCTCCGCTAGGTGGGCTTCATCGCCCTAAGACAATACCTATAAATCATGGAAAAACACCGCAGTCCAGAGAAAAATAACAGAAAAATACGATTGCTAAGACTTAAAACCTATGCAACAGCGATTTTAATAGGAGTTTTTTAGTGACAAAACAGCTTGCGACATCACAAATACTGAAAGTCAGTGAGGAACTGGGCGTTGTGTTTGGCTTTGCGATTGTCTGTAAAGAAAACGGCGAACCCCATTTTGACCTTCAGGATGATCACATTCCAGAGGGGACTATGCTCAAGGCTGCGCTTGATTTCAGTGAGAATAGCAATCAAGCGTGGGATATGCACGGACAGGGGGATCACGGTGAGGATAGAGTCGGTGGCTATCCGTTCTTATTCCCACTTACGACAGAGATTGCAAAATCTCTCGGCATTGACACTAACCGGACGGGACTGCTTGTAGGGTTCAAACCTGAAAAAGATGATGTCCTGCAGAAGTTCAAAGACGGAACCTATACGGGCTTTAGTATCGGCGGCTCTGAAATTGACGTTGAGGAGATAGCCAGTGCCTAAAGGTGTAAAGCGTCATTTGAAAGTTATTAAGATCTCCGAGATCAGCGCGGTTGACCGCCCCGCTCAACCGGGCGCGACAGCAACAATTATGAAACGCCACGACCCCAAAAAGAGCAGAGTTATTGGCAAAAACGTAAGAATGACAACATCCCATGACGGTCATGCTCATATCATTGATATGATTGACTGGGACGGAAATCATCTGACTGGTGGAATGACCAGTTGGGTACGAGGAGAAGGGGATGAGGACGGCCACGCTCACCCCTGGATAATCAAAGAAGATGGCACACTTGCAATTGGCGACGCTTTAAGTCACAGGCATGACATTGAAGGCGTTACCAAATCGCTTAACCCAAATGGAGATAAACCAATGGTTTTGAAAAAATCACTACTTTTAACGACCGCTGGCCTAGTGGGTCTGATTGCCAAATTCGGCACGGATGACGCCAAGGACTGGGGTGACGACGATCACGCGGCTATCCGAAAGGCGGCTATCGCGCTTGACGTTGTTGGCCTATTGCCAGAGGAAGGCGCTCTTGCCATTCAAAAAGCCGACTATCCGGATGACGATGACAAGAAAAAGAAAAACAAGAAAGAGTCAGAGGAAATGACTAAGCGGCTTGCAAAGGCCGAGTCCATTATCGGCCTGTCCGCCATTCAAAAAGCGCATTACGATACGCTTGAGGCGGATGATCAAGACACTTTCCTTGCTCTTGATAGTGATGACCGTGACGCGGCTATCTCTAAGGCGAACGAAACAGACCCAGTTATTCACGTAATTGACGGGATTGAAATTCGTAAGTCTGCTGATCCGGCGCTTGTCGCAATGGCAAAGCGGATGAAAACACTTGAGAAAAACGCCAAAATCGACAAGGCCGCGGCAACAAACGCGCGCATTGAGAAAATGGCTGATCGTCTTGATAAGCTTCCGGGCAAGCCTGAAGTTCGCAAAGCTGTTGTCGGCGCTCTTGATGCTATTGAGGACAAAGACATCCGCAAACAGGCATTTGAAATGCTTGAGGCCGCCAATGGCGCGAATTCAGACGATTACGAACCGTCAGGCCGCGTCAGTAAAGCCGACGCCGAAGATGCTTCCGATAAAATCGAGAAAATGGCTAAGGCTTACGCGGCTGAACACAAGACAACCGAGGAAATCGGCTATCTTGAGGTCTTGAAAACAGAAGCAGGGCGTGAACTTTACGCCCAAACACTCGGAACCATTGCGGACGACGAGTAAACACTAACCCCCCCAGTTCCCCGTCATTCGGCGGGGGATTAACTTAAAAGGCAAAACAGGAGCTAACCATGAGCCATAAAGCCAATTACGATAAGGCCGTCAGTGTTACGGTTTATTCAGCAGCCGCAGACTTGGATCGTGGTATCGCTGTTACAATGAACGCATCCGCACAGGTGACACCCGCCGCCGCGAATACCGTTCCTAATTTCATCACTATGGCCCCCGCGACATTTGTCGGTGAGGCTATTCAGGGCGCTATTCCTAATGGCGCTATTGTGGCCGTTAAGGCCGGCGCGGCAGTTTCGCTTGGTGATGTGACAACTGACGCAAACGGTAAATTCGTTAATGCAACAACGGGTCAAAACATTGTCGGTACTGCGCTGACAACGGCTGACGCGGTTGACGAATATATCGCCATTCAATTCTTCCCACGCGGCACAGTCGCTTAAGGCGAAGCTGAACCGAAACCGTTAAACGAAAGGACGACACATGTTTAACCTCAAAAAGACAGCCTCGCCGGTAGCGATTCGCACAAATCGCCACACCGATAAGGCTCTGACTAATATCCTTCTGGCCTATAACCAGAGCGATAACGCTTTTATTGCGGACAAAGTGTTCCGTCCTGTCGGCGTAAGCAAATCGACAGATTTCTATTATGAAATCCCGCTCGGTGAAATGAACCGCATCCATATGGCGAAACGCGCGCGCGGAGCCGCACCGACTATCGCCGGCTTTGATTATAACAAAGTCCCATTCTTGCTCGAAATCTACGCCCTTATGACGGGTCTTACGGATGAGGATGACGTTGATATGGATGAACTCCTTGATTGGAACATGGACGCGACGCATTTCCTCTGGTTACAAGCCAAGTTACGCCGCGAACGCTCATTCAATGACGGTTTCTTTAAGCCGGGTGTCTGGCAACACAACTATGCGGGTGTCGGCACGGCTCCTGCGGCGGGTCAGTTCCGCCGTTGGTCAGATGACGCCTCGACGCCTATCAAGGACGTAAAGAAAGCCCGTAAGGACGTTCTGCGCCGCACTGGTATTCTGTTGAACACAATGACCATTGACTGGGACACGAAGGACGTTCTGCTTGAGCATCCGGAAATCGTTGACCGTGTTGATCATGGTCAGACATCCGGACCCGCCAAGGTCACAATGGATCACCTTAAGTCTCTCTTTGAAGTCGATGAAATTCACGTCGGCTTTGCGGTTGAGAATAGTGCTAATGAGGGCGCGGCTGAAATCAGCAACGATTTCATTATGAACAACGGTTGTCTCTTGACCCACACGCCGCCCCGTCCGGGCAAGCGCGTTGCGGCGTCAGGCTATAACTTTACTTGGAAAGTTTATTCAGAGGCGGGTATGCGGATGCGTAAACACCGCGCTAATCTTGAATTGACAGACTTCAAGATCATTGATGATGCATATGCTCAAAAGCTTGTGTCCGCTGAACTGGGCGTGTTCTTTAACGCGACCGGAACCCTCTAAGGCGCTAATTTAGAGAGAATTGACTTTTAGCCTCGCCCGTGCATTCTGGCGGGGCTTTTTTTAAACCCAAACTGGAGAACTAAAATGCCACGTAAAAACCGTATTAGAGATCGCCGCGACTATGATGACAAACGTCCTATCGTAGCGGCCCTACGCCCTATCCACACAAACGACACCGTTATTCATAAAGGTGAAGTTATTGATCATAAAATCACAGAAGAGCCGTTTCGCCGTCGCCTCTGGGCCTCTGGCCGCGCAGAATATAAAGACGAGTATCAGCCCGTCGACGTAGCGCCTAAAGCGGACGAGAAAGAGGATTTGATTGCTAAAATCAAAGAACTCGGCGGTAAGGCCACAAAGTCTATGAGGGTTGAAACCCTACAGGCTAAACTTGCTGACCTTGTTGCGGCGGCTGATGCTGACGGTTCAGGCAGTGAGGATGATGACACTGACGTTGAAGAAACGGCTGAACAGGTTGACGAAACAGCCAATAACGCCGAAACGGGCGCGGATGAGGTTGACACCGCAGAAACGCAAACCGTTGATGAGACAGATGTCGGTGATGTGGAAGACGTTCTTAACCCCGCTTCTGATTTAGCTGAAAACGCTGACGCGGCTCAAGACGACGCTGAAGGCGCATAAGCGCCTATTAGACTATGCCGACCGACAAACTTGAAATTGTCATTGACGATATGGACGAGTTTGTCGGTCGGGAAATAGGTAAGTTGGCGCTTGAAATTCAGGCAACGCTTATCGAATTTACACCGATAGACCTCGGATGGGCGCGCGCGAACTATGTTCCCAAAATAAACGCCCCTTATCGTGAAAACCTATCTATCGTTGAACCATCTGCGGGGGCGTCAGCCGGACGGGCTTCACAGAATCAAGGTGAGCTCTTTAGGTTAGCGGTGTCTTACCGCGCTGATCACGGGCCATTCTATATTTCAAACAATGTTCCGTATATAGGCAGACTCAATGACGGCCATAGCCCACAGGCTCCGGCGGGATTTGTTCAACTGGCGATTAATACCGCTATAAGTAAGCGAAGTTCGGGGATATAGCATGAGTAATCACAAAAATGATTTCAAAGAGGCAATTTGTGCGCGCTTTGAAAAGGAGATCCCAGACGGCTTAAAATACGTCCTGCCGGATAATTCCACGGAACCTATGATCAAAGAGAAAGAATGGTGTCAGCTTATCATTCAACACTCGCCGGGACGCCTGATAGGCCTAAGAGGCGCGGGCATGAACCGCTATGAGCGTGTCGGTCATATCATTGTCCGGACACATCTGCCGCCCGATGAGGGTACGGAACGCGGTGATGAGGTTTCAACTATCATTGAAAATATGTTTGAAGGCCGCTCACTTGAGGGTTTTGGGTGTCGTTTTTCAGCAGTTCACACGCGCGAAACAGGTAAGGATAACAAGGGTCGCTATAAGGTCTTGCTAACTGACGCCTTTTTCGTATACAGGGAAATCAAATAAGGAACCCCGAAAGGAAAGCCAATGGCCGATACAAACAATAGCGAACTGACATATGCAGTTCAGACAGGTTTCACCGGAACACTCCCCGCAACCCCCGACTGGCGTATCGTTGAGCGTTCAGAGATTTCATCTTTCGGTAACACGTTTACCAAAAGTGAGCCGACACGGATCAGCCGTAACCGTAATATGCGTAAGAAAAAAACACAGTCCGTTGACAGTACGGTTGAATTTACGGCGCCGCTTGATTTTGATAGCACACTTCAATTCAGCCAGGGCTTTGTTATGGGCTTGGCGGCGGGTCCGTCATATTTCGTCTCAACAGCCGCGACAGGCACGGGCGTAACGGTTCCGGCAATTCCTGCGGGTTCAGCATCCCAGATGATCAACGGTCAAACCATTATCGGCATCAAGGGCTTTAAAACCCAGTCAAACAACGGACACCGTATTCTCGGCGGCGCTGTTGCGGGCGGCGCGACATCTATCACGCTTCCTAATATGACGGTTGAGTCCGTGGCCTCTAATCGACGCGCTGAAATCTATATCGCGGGTGTCAGAGGCGCTTCGGGTGATTTACAGATTGACGCTGATCAAAACCTCACATCAACTGCTCTTGACCTCTCGGCCTTGGGTCTGGTTGTCGGTCAGTTCATCTATATCGGTGGCGTTGATGACGTTAATTCATTCAATGAGGATGAAAACAAGGGCTTTGCACAGATCACGGCTATCGCAACCAATAAGTTGACCCTCGCTAAACGTGATCAGCCCTATACGGCTGAAACGGGCGCAGGAATATCGGTTGATATTCTTTTCGGCCCTTACATCCGTAACTATTCTGTCGACCACGCCAACTTCTTACGCCGCTACTATATGTTCGGCCTCAAGACAGTATTTGAGAATGGAAACCCAACCATTCACGAATATGCCCTCGATAACGCTTGTGACGCTCTTAGCCTCGATGTTCAAAAGGACGGCTTTGTTGAGGTGTCATTCGGCTTTATTGGCTCTATCACAAACAACCCATCAACGACACAGGCCGCCGGCGAAAGTGACGCCGCGCCCTATAACGCGACGCAGGAATACAGCACATCCACTGACCTGATCCGCCTGTCTATTGATGATATTGATGAGTCGGGCTTGATGACGGACTTTGATAGCCTGTCATTGACGATTTCAAACGGTATCTCGGCCCGTAAGGTTCTGGGACAAATCAAAGCCGCTCAACTGAACCTTAGTGATCTTGCGGTCACGACAGAGGCAACGGCGCTATTTACGGACGGTGATGTTATTGAGCGCATCCGGTGTGACAAGCCCGTCAGTCTACGTCTGCCATTCTGGAATGATGACGGCGGGATTTATTTCCATGTTCCACAGATGACCCTTGAGGGCGGAGATCGCGCTTGGCCTGAAAACGAAAGTGTCACCATCAATTCAACGGGTTCGGCGTTCCATGATGACATTGACGGGACAAGCATTGAAATTTCAATGTTTCCGGTCTTGCCACCACGCCCCTGTTCATAGTAGGGATATAGCATAACCCACGGAGAGAGCTCAACGGATGGTGTGACGTAAGTTTCACCGGGTATTGAGCGGGAAAGCCCGTCTTGTTTCCTCACAGAGCCAAGGCGGGTTTTTCTTTGGGGTTGTGCATAACAAAAAAATAAGACAAATAGGGGTCATTATAAAATTATGGAGACCCCGTTATGTCAATGTTTGACCATCTTTCCGCAGACCTTGCCGTTGATAGTAAATCGACCAAGCCCTACACGTTCAGCGAATTGCTGACACAGCCGACGTGCCACTTCCGCCCCGCTACAGAGGACAACAAAGACTATGCCGCGGCCCTCTTAAAGCTATCCAGTAAAAAGGCTCGTAAGAACCGCTCGTCAAGCCGCACAACAACCGTCAAGTCCATTAAGGCGTTACGTCAGCAAAATCAGCTTCTTGTTGCGCGCTATTGTCTTGTCGGTTGGGATGAGAACATGACGGACACAAAGGGCAAGCCCATTGAGTTCAATAGCACTCGCGCTCTTAAGTTCCTGCAGTCTATTCCTCACTGGATTTTTGACCGCCTTATGGCTTGGCTTAATGATCCGGATAATTTTGTCATGGGTCTTGATGAGGATGAAAATGAGGATGGTGGCCTAACTATGGATGACCTCATTGAACTTGAGAACGAAGATCAAGATGAGGATGTTGAAGAGGGTCAGACGTTGGGAAAGTCCTCGCAGCCGTCATAACCTGGCAGGCTAAGTACCAAAAAGAGGGCTATAGCGTTGAACAGGGTGAAAAAAAAGGTCGGACCAGAAAAGAGGGGCACTGGTTCGACAATCCGCCCGATATGCCTGACGGCGCTCAATTTATCCTTGATGCTTACTGGGATTTAACGTCAGATCGTTCACCGGATGGTGATGTCAGATGGTCAGTAGCGCGTCAGTGGTTCGTTCAACGGGGACACCTTGAGGAAATATGGCCCCTATTCTGGGAATGTATAAGAGACGTTGATGCGGCCTATCGCACAGCGCAAACCCGTGTTACAGGGGGTGGGTCTTAAATAACCGGAGACCCCCGTGGCCGCTACATATCCCATTGATGTCAGGCTTAATCCCGCTAACGTCGTGTCCGGCTCACGGCGCATTAAGGGTGAACTTCGGGGAATACGTTCCGAGGGCAAAAAAACACAAGGGCTTCTTCTAGGATTATTCGGCGGCGCCGCTATCGGGGCGGGTATCGGGCGCGGCATTGGTCTGCTTGCAGATTTCAGTCAAGAGATGTCAACCGTCCGAGCGGTATCTCGCGCGACTGACAAAGAGTTTTCATTATTGCAAAAACGCGCCCAGTCACTGGGTACGACGACACGCTTTAGCGCTAAACAGGCCGCCGAGGGGATGACCTTTCTTGCGCGCGCGGGCTTTAACGCTAATGAGGTTCTGGGGACGATCGATGGGACGCTTCAACTCGCGCAAGCGGGCGGACTCGGACTAGGGCGGGCGGCTGATATTGCGTCAAACGCCCTGCAGGGATTTGGTCTTGAGGTTGCGGAAACGGGGCGAGTCGTTGACGTTTTGGCTTTGGCGGCAAATAGCAGTAACACATCCGTCGCGCAATTAGGGAACGCGCTATCGTTCGCGGCCCCTATTGCGTCAGGATTGGGCGTCAGCATTGAGGAAACAACAGCCGCTATCGGCGCGCTATCAAACGCGGGTCTGCAGGGAAGCCGGGCGGGTACGGGCCTGAACCGCGTTCTGGCTGAACTTGAGAGTCCCACAAAGGCAACGCGAGACATCCTTAATGAACTGGGCGTCAGTGTTGATGACGTTAAGATTTCAAGCGTCGGTCTGGCGGGCGCTCTTGAGGCGCTTGAGAAAGGCGGAATCACAACAGGACAAGCCCTTGAGGCATTTGGTCAGCGTGGCGGACCCGCCTTTGACGTTCTTTCTAAAGCTATCCCTGACATTCAGGATATGACGAGGGAGCTTGATAATGCGGCCGGCACTGCCGAACGTGTTGCCAATACTATGGATGACAACCTGAACGGCGCTATTCTGGCCGCTAAGTCAGCAATTCAGGGTCTTGTTCTGGCTGTCGGTGAAGCGGGCGTTACGGATGCCCTGACGGATATATTCAATGGTATAGCGGGGGCGTTCCGTTTTGCGGCTGAAAATATAGACATCTTTGTCATCGGCCTTGTGGCCTATACGGCTCAAATTGCCATAACGGCGGCGGCGCAAAGTACCTTACTGGCAACAACTATCGCAAGCACGAAAGCGTTCTTTGCAAAGACAGCTATGTTGAGATTAAGCAGTGTCGCCATGATAGGCGCGGGGGTTGCGGCTCGCGGTCTGGGGGCGGCCTTATTGGCTCTGGCGGTCAATCCTGTCGGAATTGCCATAACGGCTATGGCGGCGGCGTTTTTCCTCTTAAGAAAAGAAACAGAGGAGATCCCTGACTTTCTGGGTGAGGCTGATAAAGCTATCGCGGGATATAGCGCGACAACAGCCCGTATCGAGAAAGACCAAAGTCTCCTTAATAAGCGAGTCAAAGAATACAAAGAGGGTCTTGAGGATATCGGGCCGGCGGCGCAGGATGCGGCTCTTATCGAGATAAATTCAATTAAAGGGCGTATCAGCAAAAATAAAGAATTGCTGAAATCCTATAAGGATGTTCTGTCTGCTCAAATTGAACAGGCTGAACTCAATAGACGCACAGCGGGTGATCTTGCAAAAGAGGCAGGGATAAATACCCTCAAGGACACGGGCAGACGAACCCCTAGCCGGACAAGCACTCAATTCGGTGAACTCGGAAACCTACAGATTTTTGAACAACGCTCTGATCAGGAACTTCAGAAAGCCTTTGACGATGAACTTCAAAGCTTGAGAGATTTATCAAAGGCCGAAGAGGGTCTTAGCAAAAAGCAACTTGAGCGGTTTCAGTTATTATCGAAAATCAATGTTGAGGAACTTGAGGCGAATGACAGGCTTTTGAGACAGAAAGAGGCGCTGAAAAGAATTGAGGCCGGGTTAAGCGCAACTGCTGACGACAGCGGTTCTGGCGGCGGCGGAGGCGGAACCGTACCCTCCCTTGCGCGCGATTTTGAAACAGAACTTGCGTCCCTCAAGGGACTGACGGCGGCCATAGGTCTTAATGAGGCCGCGCAGGAACGGGCTAATGGCGTTCGCGAGTTTGCCAGTAAGCTTGAACGTGAGCTCACAGCAGATGAGAAAAATCGTGTTGATGCTGAATTGAGGCTTCAACAAGTGGCAAACGACAATCAAGCACAGATTCAGCGTATCTCGGATATTCAACAAGAGACAAAGCTTCTGGGCGAGAATGGCCGTGAGGCGGAAATTCTGGCCGCTATCTATGATGCCGAACGGGAGGCGCTTTTAGGTCTATCAGCGCCCCAGAGAAACCGCATCCGCGCACTTATTGAGGAACAGCAAGCCGTCAGGGACAGCCGGATCATCAATGATCGCCTTGATGCGCTTGATGACGAGTCGTTCCTGTTATCCAAAATAGGGACAGAGGCACGGGTTGCGACTGAAATATTGAGACTTCAAAATCAGCTTGAGCGTGAATTGACGGACACTGAACTCGGATGGGTTCGGGCGTCTGTTGAACTCAATGATGAAATGGAGCGCCGCAACCGTATTATGCGCGCGGCCCATGATCCTGCAGAAGAGGCTAAGGCGGATATGCGTTCGCTTATTGCACTCTATCAAGAGGGTAAGCTGACCTTAGCGCAATATAATCGTGAACTTCAAAACAGTCAGTTCGGTGATGATATTCTGTCTCTTGATCGTCAGTTAAATTCTGACGGCGGCGATCAGCTTGGCTTGAGTGAGGCAGAACAGCGCCGTCGACGGACAGAGCAACAGCTTCGTCAGCAAGAGGGCGGCGGGACGGATGATGGTTCTAGTCAAACTCTTTTCGGCTTCGGGGCCAATGAACTCGGCGTCGGTGATGAAAATGAACGCATCCGTCAACAGACACAAGAACGTCTTGAACTTATTCGTCAGGCCCGTGAGGCAGAGGAATTAACCGAGATTGAGTTCGCGGAACGCAAAAAAGCTATTCTTGATCAATCAATCAAGGATCAGAATAATATCTTGCTTGACGGCTTACAAATACAGTTAGGCGCGACGAGTGATATATTTGGTTCAATCGCCGGCGTACTGCGTGACAGCGCGGGTGAGCAGTCAGGCATCTATAAAATCATGCTTGCGACACAAAAGGCGTTTGCGGTTGCTCAAGCGACGGTCAGTATCGCGCAAGGCTTGGCGCGGGCTAATGAATTAGGGTTTCCGCTTAATCTTGTTGAGTACGCGCGCGTGGCGGCCAGTGCGGCGTCTATTTTCTCAACTATCAGAGGGGCTAACTTCAGAGACGGCGGCCTTCCTGTCCCAGAGGGAGCACCCGGTCTTATGGGCGGTGTCGGCGGCCCCCGTGAGGACGCAAACCTTATTCGTATCTCGCGCGGTGAATATATCGTCAACGCCGACTCAACGCGCCGTAACTTGCCTATCCTTGAGTATTTGAACCAACACGGTGAACTTCCTCAATTCCGTAACGGCGGTATGCCTAGCGGGCCGTCACGTACTACCGCGCCGCCGCGCCGCGCCGCGAACGGAAATGGGTCATCGGGCGCGAATTATCACTTTGGCGGTGTTCATATTTCGGTTCCGGAAGGCTCAACAAGAGAAAACGCCCGTGATCTCGGTAAGGCCGCGGTTGAGGGTATGGTGATGGAATTGATGAAACGCGAGTCACGGCCTAATGGTTTCCTTGACACTAAATTCGGAAAGACAGGCTAATGGCTATAGCATTTCCAGATATTCAACTTTCATCCGCTCGTCTTGTTAAAGACTTGGGGCTAAAGGAATTTCGTTATGCGGAACGCTATGCCGCGACAGGGTCAAAGGGTCAGAACGCCAAAAAACAGACTTGGGTCTGGACGTGGAACCAACTGACGTGGGATCAAACCAATATAATTGAGGACTTTTTTGATACCCTTGCGGGAGGGGCTGTGAACTGGACGCCGCCGGGGAAAACAGCCCCATTGAAATTCCGTGTCATCGGCTCTACTCTGGGAATTGATTATCCAGAGGATTCATTCGACACCGGATCAGTTCAGGTTCAAATGGGTCAAGATTTCCGAAATGGGTCTTAAATGCCACATCCGCCTATCAGAGAACACGTTCAGAGCCTAGACTTAGGTGAGGACATCACGCTTTATGAAATTGACCTAACTCAATGGAATCAAGGATATGTCCGTCTCTATCTGGGTGATGAGGGCGCACAAAGCGTCAGTTTTGACGGAAATGTTTATTCACCTTGGCCCCTAAAGACATCCGGATGGAAACAAGGCGGGACAACATTGCCGCGGCCCCTATGGGGCGTCGCTAACGTCAATCGTGTTTTCACCCCATTTGTCCAGTCTTGTGATGGGTTCAGGCGCGCACCGTTTAAGCGTATTCAGACCTATGCGGTTTATCTTGATTTCCTTGCCGATGGGACAACCCCAAACCCTGACGCGGACGGGAATCAGCATGAACCCATTGATTATTATGAGGTCAACAGAATATCCCTTGAGGGTGAGATTGAGGGCGTTGAGGTCATTCAGTGGGAATTGAGAACGCCCATCGATCGCCCGAACTCTAAAATTCCCCGTATTGTGCTTATCCGTGAAAATTGTCAGCACACCTATAGAACCTATAACGCGGCTACGGATAGCTTCAATTATGAGAAAGTCTCCTGTCCTTATGCCGGAACAGATTATTTTGATGTTGAGGGCAATGTCGTCACGGCCAAATCAGAGGATAGATGCGGATTTTTCTTGCGTAATTGCAAAGATAGGTTCGGGCAGAATGCTGTTCTGCCGTTTCTGGCCTTTCCAGGGCTTGAGCGCGTCCGGTTACGCTAATGAGGCTTATCAAGCGCACTGACCTCATGCCACGCGAAATTGAGGACGCTATCCGGCGTGATGCCGTTGAACGATACCCGGAAGAGTCAATCGGCGTCATATCAGGAAATCGTTATATCCCGCTTGAGAATATAGCGTCCCGCGTTCCTGACGGTGAGGGCGGATTCCTTGACCCCAAAAAGGTGGCTATTCCTGACAAAGAGACATTTCAGCGCTTAATGATGAATGACGAGATTGATGCGCTTATTCATAGCCACCCCGACGCGCCCTTCTGTCCGTCCGCGCCCGATATGCAGTCGCAAATTGATATGGATGTCCCGTTCGGCGTTCTGGGTGTTTATCGCAGGGCCGCGTCACGGGTTGCGCTATGGGGGGATCAACTTGAACGCCCTGACCTGATAGACCGCGGCTTTCAACACGGGATAACGGACTGCTATGAGGGGATTAGGGACTGGTATCTTAAAACAGACGGCTATCGCTACCTTATTGCTCAATTTGTCCGTGACTGGGAATGGTGGGGAAAAAAACTCAATCAAAATCTATATCTTGAGGGATTTGAGAAAGCAGGATTCCGGCGCGTTGACGCTGCGGATGTTCAACGGGGGGACGGTGTTCTTTTTAAAATACGCTCTGAAACTCACAATCACGCGGGGGTCTATGAGGGGAATGATTTGTTTTATCATCACCCGACAGCCCGTGAACCCTATGCCCCAAGGTCAAAGGCTAAAATTGAAACAATTCATAGGTGGCTTAAATATGACCCTATATTTGTTCGTCCTGATCCTAGTCATTCGTCTATTATTCATCTTTAACATCCCTGCATTGCCGCGATTAACGGTTTACGCTACAGGATAAACTCATCAACTGTGATGAGCCTTGGAGCTATACTTTGAAAACCATCCGATTATATGGCGCTTTAGCGAAAGAGTTTGGGAAAACTCATAAGTTTGACGTTAAATCCCCCGCAGAGGCGGTCCGCGCCCTACAGGCGAATTTTCCGATGTTTAACTATCGTCTCAAGACAGGTCGGTGGGAGTTTTTCACGTCTCGCAAGGGGCGTACTCGTCCGGCTGACATCCGGACTTTCCGTTTTCCGTTCGGGCGGGCGGACACAATGCACATCGGCCCCGTGGGTTCTGTTGCAGGTATTGAAATCGGCGCGGCTATCCTTATCGGGGCCCTTGTTGTTTCAGCCGCCGCGGTCACGATTGCGCTCGCTATTCCTGTTCCAGATGCGCCTGACCCTAATGACAGGGAATCCACAGATGAGCGCGCTTCTGCTATTGCTGACCGTGCCGCCAACCGTATTGCTCAAGGTCACGTCGGCCCTGTAATTTACGGGGAAGTCGTGACGGGTTCCGTTGTTGTTTCGTCAGGTGTTCAAATAGTTGATCAACCTGTCAGCGGCTTCGGTACTGGCAATGGAACAGACGGCTATGATGTTGGCCCCGGCGGGCGGCGTTACTGGACAGAGGGATGGGCCTCTTTAAACAAAGGCGGTAAAAGCGGCGGCGGGCAAGCGCGCGCGGCTCAAGAAGACCCCAACACACTGCAGTCAAACGCTATTGTCAGAACTATCGAGGTTATCGGCGTCGGACACAATGAGGGTCTTGTGGACGGTCTTAAATCCGTTGCGCTTGACGGAACGGCTGTTCAAAATGATGATGGCTCCCTAAACTTTCCGGGCTTTGCCATTGATGTCAGAAACGGTGACGAGAACCAGTCCTATATTGAGGGTTTTCCGGGTCAAGAGGCGACAATCAATAAGGGCATCCAAATCAGTCAAGCGGGTGGCCCCATTGTTCACACAATTACAGATGAGGACACAGATAGCGCGCGCGTAACACTTCGCTTGCAGTCTCTATATAAACAAGATGCCACAAACGGAGATCTGAAATATCATCAAGTCGAATGCGATATTGAACTTCAGTCAGATGGTGGCGGTTATACCAGTATTTTTACGGGCGCGCGTAATGCTTATTTTAGCGGGAAATGCACATCTGCTTATCAGAGAGACTATGCGGTAAACCTTCCGGCAGGCGGTGCTCCTTGGGATATTCGTGTCACGCGAAATTCAGGCGACACTCCTGCGGCCAATATTCAAGACGATACCTATCTTGATTTCGTGACAGAGGTCACGGATGTCAAACTGAACTGGCCCGGCGTTGCTCACGTCGGACTGACGGTTAATCTTAAACAGCTTGGCAGTCAGGTTAAAAAGCGCTCTTATCACTGGCGCGGCGTTCACATTAAAGTTCCGACGAACTTTGACCCTGTCGCGCGTACCTATACGGGCCAGTGGGACGGGACATTCAAGACTGTATATTCTGACTGCCCCGCGTGGTGTCTTTATGACTTAGCGACGAATGATTTTTATGGGGCCGGACAGCTTACGCAGGGCCGCGTTGATCCTTGGTCTTTCTATGAGGCGTCAAAATATTGCGCTGAACAAGTTCCTGACGGCAAGGGCGGAATGGAAGCCCGCTATCGCCTTTCGGCTGTTATTCAAACAAGAGCTCAAGCGATTAAGCTTTTCAATATGGTTGCGTCAGTATTTCGCGGTGCGGTTTTCTGGGGAAGTGACGGCCTGACCGTTACGCAGGATCGCCCTGAACTTGATGAAAATAAACCTATTATTGTTCCGGCAAACACTGGTGAGGATAGAATCTCATATGATGAGAAAGAGTCGGCGGATCAGTTTAGTGCAGTTATCGTCTGGTGGAATAATATTGAGGACGGGTATAATTTGACGCCTCACATTGAGCCTGACAATGATCTCATTCAGAAAATAGGATTTGAGACAAAGGAAGTCACCGCTTGGGGCGCTCCCTCTGTCGGTCAGGCTGTCCGTATGGCTCGGTGGGAACTTGAAGATCAAGCTTCTAAAGGCCGTAACGCTAATATCCCTGTCGGACCTGATCAAGATTTCACGGGTGTCGGGCGTATCGTAAAGGTTCACGATGATCGCTATACAGTTAATAGTATGGGCGGACGCTTGGCCGCCGCAACAACCACATCCTTAACTCTTGACCGTGTTGTCACGACAACGGGAGCAACTTTCACAATCAATGTCATTATGCCTGACGGTTCGACGGAAATAAGAACCGTAACGGGGAACACGGTTGTTCAGGTTGATGGTGAAGATCATCATAGCGTTTTGTCAGTCGACAGTCCCTTAAGCGCTGTTCCTGTCGTTGATGGCATATGGGGACTTGAAAGTGATCAGATTTCCTTGCGTCAATTCCGTGTTCAGGGGGCAGATGACCGCGAAATGGGAAGTCTCTTGCGCGCAGAGTCTCACGATCCAAACAGTTATGCGCGCGTTGAACTTGATATAAATATTGAACCCGAAACATATACAGATTTGCCGTCAGGTGCGCTTGTGGAAGTTCCAGACGGGTCAATCTCTATTCTTGAGTTTCAAAAGATTGACGGCGATAGCAGTGTCCCGTCAGTGCGGATAAGTTGGGGTCTTTCGCCTGATCCGAGAGTTTCAAGATATGACGTTGAGGTCAGAAGTGAGGATTCGGAAGGTTACACCCGGCTTGATGGAAATGATGAAAATGGACGTGACTTTGTTGCTATTTCATCTGGTGATCTAAACGTCAGAGTTCGCCCTGTTGATAGTTTGAATAGAACGGGTGGATGGACAGAGCAGTCATTCTCTCTTGTTGCGGGCACGCAAGCGCTTCCAGAGGTTACTAACCTAACTGTTCAATCGGACAACGAATCTATGCAAACCTGGCTTCAGTGGGATATTCCGGCGGATGTCAGACCATTTAAATATGAAATATTTAAAGGGGTTCCGACGGATATTCCGGGGGCTGTTTTAATAGGTCAATCATCTAGGCGTGAACAGATTATTACAGATGCGGGTTCTTATTTTGTAAGAACAGCATATATGGATGTTAGGTCATCTAATCCGGCGGCCATTACTGTTTTGCCTAGTAATTTAGCAAGCCCTTTGTGGGATAGAACTATAGGGCGGCCCCTAAGCCTTCAGGACTTAGACCCTGCGGCCCAGACAGCCATCACGCAGTCAGAACAAAATTTAATTACTTTGACGGCTAACTTAGCCCAGATAGATAGCGATCTCACGGCGCTTGAAACCCAAACTCAACAAAATTTATCTGCAGCTTCAGCAAACCTTCAAGCGCAAATAAATACAGCAAATGGTTTAATCTCTGCGGCGCAATCAGACATCACTACAGCGCAGGGAAATATCACCTCTATTGATAGCCGTGTCGGAACTTTAGAAACGGACATAAGCGGTAAGGCAAACATAACTTACGTTGATAGCGCCATATCTACAGAGGCATTAACAAGATCACAGGCCATAGGCAGTCTTAGTGTTAGAATTGGAAACCGCGGCCCGACTGACTTTCTCATTCGTGAAGAATGGGGAAATCAAGACGGGACAGACATCGGAAACGATTGGGATTTCAACCTCACAAATACAAACTATGGCGATCATGCGGGGACATATGACACGGGCACGGTATATGAAAAGCGGATAATTCCTTTCTCGGAAGATCAGCCAGTATCAGTTTCATTTAATGGTGAAGTTGTTAGCGTTCCGACAAACGGAGAGGTTCCGGGGAGTGCGTATTGCCAAATAATGGGTATAGCTATTGATGAAACTGGCTCCGTAATAGCCGGACGTATATTCATGGCCGGATATGATGTTCGGGCCAGAGTAATACAGCCCAGTGTTGGGCCTTTTCAATTAAAGCTTTATCTTACACCCGCTAATATGGCGGCGCTAAAACTAGCCAAGCCAGATATGAAATATTTAAGATTCGGCGTGGAAGTCTTAAGAGGGTCGGCCATAGCTGATGGCGGTGAAGTTAGATTATATAACTGGGATTTAGATTATTCGTCTGGACTTATAAGGCTACAAGATATTGATGGTAGTTTAACAACTTTACAGCAAGTTCAGGCGGCGGATAATGCTCTTAGGGTTGCGGATATAACTGCCCTTGATGGCCGGATAGGAACAAATGAAACAAACTTCACGGCTCTTGATAGCCGTGTGGCGAATGTTGAAACAGGGAAAGCCAATGTAACGGATTTACAAAATCTTGAGGTTCGCGTGACAACCGCCGAATCTGATATTTCGACAAAGGCAAGCAATAGTAGGGTTGATACGGTTGAGGCTGACGCCGCTAGTGCCAGATCATCTTTAGATACAAAATTAACCGCTAATATTCAAAACGCTCAAGGCGATTTGGGTCATTCCAGAGTGTTTTATGATCCTGTTTTTTGGGAGCCTCCTCAATCACAGTTTGTCGTTGATCCAGATATCGGGAACGCATGGAGAGCCCTTGGGCCTCTCGGCGGCGGCGGGGCAAATTTATATAGAGCAGATGCTCCTGAAAATTACATTCAATCCAGTCAAACAAGAAAAATATCCGTTAAAATAAAAGGCAAGGTCGTAAAGCTTAGTCAGAACGGAGACGCTATAATTGAATTTATTGGCAATAGATATAATGGTGATTATTCTAGCGCAGGAGGCAGGGTTGGGTTCGGATTAGCAAATTTCGTAGGTACGTCTTTGGGTGTTTTTGAACATGATGCGGGTGTTTGGGATTTATCCGCGACAGCCGTTTTAGGTGAATTTTTTCGTCCTGCGCTAAAATGTCTAGCCGGATCAACAAATGACGCAGAAGTTCTTATTAGCGAATGGTTGATGACAGATGTCACAGACGCTTTTGAGGCGAACGCTTTGGCTCAATCATCTTTGGTTGCAGTCGCGGATGAACAATCAGCCAGAATATCAGATACAGATTCTTTGCGGACAAGATTTGATACGATTTCAGGCGCCTCTAGTCAGGTTCTATATAATTGGAATTTTTCTGAAATTGCTGAAGATGGCAAGCCTGCAGGTATAGAGGGCGTCGAAAGCATTAATAATAGAAGTCAAATATATCTTTCTCCTACAGGAACTCTAGGAATAAGGGGCGCGCCTGACACAAATGTTGCTTACGGTTTTCCCGCTATCCCGATTGATGATAAATTAAAATATAAAATTATAGTTAGACATAAGGCATCGACTGCAAATCCGGTAGGGCTTTATGTTAGAATGCAGGAAAGAAACTCATCTCTTGGAAGTGGTTTCACGCATGTTGGCTTAGGGGATTTTTCGTATCATCAAGGCAGAAGTTCTATAAAAGATATGGTCAGCAACGGGGTGTTCCCCGGCTCATCTATTGAAGAAGATGAATATATTTATATCCCTACGGCGGGGACAAAATTTGCAACAATGTCATTCTATAATTGGTCGGGTGGCCCAGATTGGTATGAAATTGAGAGTGTCCAGTTAATCCCAACAATAGAAGATATTGAGGGAAGAATATCGGCATCTGAAACTAGCGTGACAGCATTAACTCAATCCCTTTCGGATGAGACCACTTCGCGTGTTTCACAGTATAATAATCTTAACGCCAGAATGTATGACACGCTTCCGTCAACATTCAGATTTCCCGAAGATTGGACTTATGTTAACGGCGGATCGCCCACGACTGTGCCAGATGCTAATAGCGGTGATTTTATACAAGATGCAACAAACGGTAGGGTCTGGCGCAGAACGCAATCCGCGACTTGTTATCAAAAAGGCGTCTTTCCTGTATCGCCAGACAGTGCATTTTATGCGCGGGCGGACTTTATCGTTAATCAGCTTCCGGCAGATGGAAATGTTTTGTGCCAAATCGTCGGTATAGCCCTTGATGGAAATTATGCGACAGTTGGCGGAAGAATGTTTTTCGGCAGTATTATTTCGACATCAACAGGATCAGCCTCTCAAGAGATAGAAGCGCTTGGGAGCGCCCTAATCGCCGTCCGTCCTGGAATTAAATTTATCAGGTGGGGTTTTGAGGTAATACGTCAAGAAGTGGGCGGACAAGTTGACACGGTATCTTTAAAGATCGAAAGCGGATTATCCACATCGCGCCTCACGGAATTAAGGGATGTGGTTATAAATCCAGACGGGTCATATGCTCGTTTCTTTAGAGAAGTTGGGGTCGGGTCAACGGATGCCTTTTTCTCTATGGAGGCGTTTGATAATGCGGGTGTCGAATATTCATCTGTAACATTCGGGGCTGATCTTTTTGCAATATATGTTCCTGCTGATGGCGGATATAGAAACGCACTTGAGGTTACGGGGGATAGAATCCGCGCGAATGTTACCCTTGAGGCACAGGCGGGGATTTTTGTCGGCCCATCTAATGCGCTTTGGCAGGTGGCCTTAAGGTCAGAGTTTTTCTATGAAACAGACGGAACGGCTATCAATTTCGGATTCGATCTTGGTGATTATGATGTCGTCTTTTTCACCGAGGGGTTAGATAATTTAGCCTCTGGAGAGAGCTATGTTCTTAGAGCCATCAACAAAACATTGAGCGGATTTACCGCAGATTTAAAAATAACGTCCCCCGGAACGCCGACAAATGTCACGGAAAGCACAAACGCAACATCTCCTGCGGGGCCAGATCATATGGTTGCCAAGGCGAACACAAGCGCTGCTTCTAATGATGTTTATAAGTTTTATGGTAGCGGAAATATTGATATTTTTGGATTTAGTGAAGGTGATCCTTTCGGCGGTGGCGGCGGCGGCCCATTTGAATATTTCGGATCAATAAACGTAAGAGTCTGGTTTCACGATGGGACATCTTGGGTTGATGGCGGAACAACCAATATCTCTCATTTTCAGTTAGGGATAAATCCTAATCACGGTGAGGGAAATCAGCAATATAGCTTTTCAAATGTTTTGCTTGTTTCTAAAACATGGACAGGAACGATAAGAAATAGCGCGTCTCTCGGCTGCTTTGGGCTTGAGGAAGATAATGGAAATGACATCACTGATTTAAATAAGGTTGTATATCAAGAGCAATCTCAATCAGGAACTAGATCAGCCACCCCAAATGGGGAATTGGCTAAGATTCAAGTTATTCCTAAATAGGAAATATTATGGCAAAACATAAAATTAAAAAATGCCCTAAATGCGATAGAGAAAGGCCAAGCTTTACCATCCGCAAAAATGGATGTGATGTTTGCAGAACAGAAAAGGCTCGCGAGTCACATTCGGCTGAAGTCACCCCGAATGATATAAAGGCCAAAGCGAAAAAACTTTTAGCTCAAACAGACTATTGGGATAACGTGAGCTATAGGGCCAGAAAAACGAAAGAACAGCTTGCGGGGCGCGATCAATATCGTAACACTTTGCGCGATATAACAAAATCTTGTGATAATCCAAGTGACGTGGTATTCCCAAAAAAACCAAAATAGGAGAGAGCCAAATGGCAAAGACTGATATTCAGAAAAAAGTTGATGCGGCAAAAGTCAGTATAGACAGCCGTAATTCGGAAACAGAAAAGGCCGATTTGGAAATGATGATTCCTATTGTCGGTGAAATTATAAGTAAGGTTCAAGCCGGTCTTGATGAGGCAAAATATGCAGTTTCACAACTTGATCCAAGCCTTCCTTTGGTTAAAGAACTCTCTCAATCGGTTCAGGTTGTTGAGTTTACTCTAGGGAAAAAGTTTTCAGAAAAAAATATCCGGCTTCAAGAATTAAGCGCTCCGGAACAAAGCCCGGCCCCTGACCCTGCAGGATAAATACATAGGATATTTTATTTCAAGCCCCGCCTTTGTGCGGGGTTTTTTATTTGACACGAAATAATTTTATGCAACAGGGAATTGGGTATAAATTTTTATAAGGGCTGGAGATTCAAATGAGCGATCAAAATAAAGGAAACGGAAGTCTAGTTCTCGGCGGGGGCGTCGGCGTAACGGCTATCGTTACTTTATTGCTTGAGAGAACGGGAAATCTCGGTGAGTTAGCAGGTGTTTTACAAGGCCCAGGGGGTGCGGTTCTTTTGGCTGTTGCGGCCATTATATCAAGCGTGGCTTTCACTTTTCGCGGAATGGTTATTCCGGCTCGTAATGATGCCGAGCGAATGAAAGAAGAGCGGGATGACGTTCGTGAAAAACTTGAGACTGAAAATAAGGAAAAGTGGGACGCCTTCGAAACGAAAATTCAAGAATTAAGCGCTAAGGTTCTTGACCTTACGGAAAAGTTAGCGCGCGCTGAAGCCAGACTTGAAATGTATTCGGGCGCAACGGCGGTTAGAAAAGCCCCGCCGAAATCATCTACAGGAGACTAGGCTATGAGTGATCCACATATCGGGGGTTTAATTAGAGCATCACTGGGCGCGGCTGTTCTGGCTTCAGAGGATGTGGCTGTCATTCATATTGACGCCGACAACAAGATAGGGTGTGTCTCTTTAGGGTTTTGTCGTCTCACAAACCGCGATGAGAGCTCTATGGTCGGGACAAGTCTGGCGTCTCTTATCCCCCAAGGAGTTAAGCATATTCACAATAAGCCTATCGACTGGGCGGCGGATGCGTTGCGGACGGGTGAGGGTAAGTACCTGACAAATGTTTCTATTATCGGTGGCGGTGGAAAAATTATTGCTCTTAACCTTGAGCTCGCGCTTCTGGAATGGCCTCATCAAGAACGTCCTCACTTCTGTGCATTTGCCTCATTGGCTGAAAATTGACAGATTGCGGGTCTCCCGTTTAAGAAAGTGAGCCGTTTAGGCTAATTTTAGGAGACCATTATGAAATTAACAGATGAAGACATTCGTCTTATCAAGACAACCCTGACGGAAGCGGGCTATCCAGAGCCGACGGGAATTAGGCTTGAGGAAACAACAGATGAGGCCGAAACGGCTATTCTGCGCTATCAACCAAATTGTGACGCCCGCGACGCCATGATAGGAACGGGACGCCTTGAGGCCCGTAATCTCAATGTCGCGTATGACGGAGATCCATCAACAACCGAGTGTGGACCAGACTATGACACTGACCCGATGACGGTTGTGATCATGGTTCAAGAGCCGCTATTCAGACCGGATGCCGGATAATGAAGTTCTGGGCCAATATCGCGCGCGCAATCGCCTTGGCGGCAAGCCGCAGTAAAGTGCCCACAAAAACCATTGAAACCCCGTCCGCCGCACCCGTGGTATCAAAAACCGCAGAAAACGCACAGACGGACGGGATTTCACCGATAACGAACGATTTAATGCCCATTGAGGACAATGAGATAGTCACAAAATCGGTTGTCGACAATAAAACGTCAAATATGAGAGACAAACCTATGGCTAATCAATCCCAGATGAGAATGCTCCTGATCCTAAAAAGGGGTCTTTTGCAAACAAGCGCCGGACAGATAGGTGAAATCACGACAGAGGCGGGGGATCACGTTTGTTATATTTGTGAGGATGTCACGAGATTGCCATATCTCAAGGATGATCATTCAAACTTTGATGAAATTGCGTGGATGTGTAACCCCGACAATCCTGACGCGGTTAAGATTTACGGAAAGACCGCTATCCCCGCCGGCCTATATCAAGTCTCAACACAACATGACCGACAGCGCGCTATCAATGAACACGCGCGCTATTTCCGTGACGGGAACTGGCATAAGTACGGGATTATGGAATTGCTAAAGGTTCCGGGGTTCACCTATATTCAAATGCATCCTGGAAACTGGCCGAAAGACACACTGGGATGCCCTCTTGTTGGGGACTGGGACGGCAAAACTGTCATGGTCACGCGGTCTAGGATAAATTATAGACCGTTTTATGAGCGTTACGCGCCTGTCGCGGATGCGGGTCAGTTATGGCTTAGAATCATAGATGCAGACACAGAATAGGTTTTATGCTAAAGGCTAGTTTCCATTTTAGGAGATAGTCATGGAAATCTTGGAAATTTTAATCCCTATTTTTGCTTTAGCCTTGTTCGGGGCTTTCATTTATAGCCGTATAAAAGCCAGTAAATCGCGCCGCAGTACAGGTTCGGGCTCTGGCTCTGGCGGCGGTGGGAATACAGATGGGAACAACCATCAACTTCACAAATAAATCATGTTTGGTTTAATCCCCCTTATAACTGGTGTTATGGGCGGCCTATCGGGCCGTCAGCAGGCCGCCGTTGGTCTTACGGGAATACTTTTGCCCGTCGGGCTTATCATCGGCGGCTTTATCTATGGAAGCGTCAAATATGACAAAGGCGTCTCATCGCGGGACGTTGAGGTTGCGGAGATGCAGACCCGCATCAATGCTTTTATCAAAAGTGAGGCTAACCTTAAATCTACGTTAAGCGCTTGTCGCGCGACGAATGAAACTGTTTCAAAAGAGAACCGCCGTCTGACGGGCCTTGAGGACACCAGAAACAAGGCTCACATAGAGGCTCTTAAGGCAGAGCGCGAGAACACAAGGGCCGCTCGTCAGGCAACCCAGACGGCTATAAACGCCATCAACGCCGGACGCAGTAACAATTCAGACGCTTTTGATGATCTGAAAGATGAATTTGAGGAGATGTTGAAAAATGCGACAGATGAGAACGGCAATCGTTGTATTGTTCGCGGGGGCAAGCGCCTCTTGCGGAACGCTAGGGTTGGGAAAATCCAAAAATAACAACAAGGTTCCGGAAACGGTTATTCAGACCGAAACCAAAACCGTTGTTGAAAAAGAGTATCTCCCCGGCAGAACAGTCATTCAGCCGCTTGAGGACTTGCCGCCTAAGTTTCCCCGCAAAGTTGCTATTCTCTCTGAAGAATATCTTGAGGATGACGGAAGTGACGACATTGAGGGAATTGAGTCCGTTGGCGTTGCTATCAACTGGTCCGCTCAATACCATGACCTACGCCTGTTATATACAGAGCTCGTAAATTGGTATCTGGGAATGAAAGACGGACAGGTTCAAACTCAAAAAGGGCTTGATGCCGCTAACCCTAACGCACCGGGAGTACCTAAAAATGAAATACCAGAACCTTAAACACTATCTGACGGGCGCCTTTATCGGCGTCCTTTTTGCATTCGTCACGGTCTTTTCACTGGCAAGCGCGGCATCCGCGCAAACCATTCCGCAGGAAAACTATCAGTCTGTCCTTGAGGGTGATCCGGCGGCCATTCATACGCCTATCTATACTTATCGGGGCGTTATTAAACAGGTCTATGATTCCGACACCCTGAACATAGACATTGATCTGGGTTTCAATTTTTGGCGTCGGGACATCAATGTCAGGCTTGCCAGAACAAACGCTTATGAGATTAAGCGCAGCCGAAGTAAGAAGTTTCGCGGACGGCCCATAGACACTGAACACGTCGCACAAGGCTTTAAATGCCGTGATTTAATGATCTCATGGCTAGGCGGAAATCCGACACTTTACCCTAGAAAAGTCATGTATCACGAACTCGTTCCCCGTGACGGTGATCTTGAGAACATCCAGAAAATACCTATGGACTGGCTGAAATATGGCGGTTCAGAGGTTGTTATCCAGACCCTCGCGGATGAGTCCGGTAAGTTCGGGCGTCCGTTGGTTATTGTTTGGAAAAACGGACATAACCTCAATCAATGGCTTGTCCGGTCTGGGTGCGCTGACTTGAACTGGTATGACGGTAAATCATACCCTGTGACATCACCGATAACGCCACGCTAATCGTTCGTCGTATCCATTATTGAGGTTTCAAAATCAGGGACATACCGTAATTCAACGGGTGTCCCGTTTTTTTCGTGACGATCGATGCCGAGCTTCATCCCCTCACTGACGCCTAGATCACAGTAAACCGCAACCCTGTCCGCGACTCGCGTGAACTCAAGCCCCGCCTCGATACCGCGCGTCCGTTGCTCTGGAATGGTGTCATCAAGGACGCCCTCTTGAGTATAGAGCAGATGAGACGCAAAAGGGGCTTCCCCTTTCATAAGGCTGTCCCGCATGGCCGCGCGGGCATAGCGGACGTTCAATTCAACATTCCCCGCATAGGGGCTTTCAATAATAACAATGGGTTTCATCCCGTCCTCACAAAATCAAAGGGTAAGTTAAAAGCCCAAACAGCCAATTCGTAACAATCTTTAATGGTGTTTTTTTCGACATATTTGAAATAGATATAACGATCTCTGTATTCAATATGCTTAGTGGCGTTTTTTAGATACCAGGGGACACATTCATTTGCTTTGAGTGACCGCCAGAAAAACTCCGCATATTCTTTTTCAATAAATGCCCACATCTTTGAGGCGACACCCGTCCCTCTGAATTTAGGCTCAACCCAGATTTTAGATAACAGCCTGACACCATAGGGGGTGTTGAGCATTATCACGCCGCCCTTAATCAGATCTCCCTCGCACCACAAATAGACATCAAGCCAGTCCTGATCATCCCAGTACCCGTCGCGCAATTCCATTCCGAATCCGGCTTCAAGGGATGTTCTAATTTCAAGCCAGTCTGTTACTGGGCAGTGTAAATACATCATCGAACTATTGTGATCCTTTCAGCGGCGCGTGTTATTCCGGTATAAAGCCACCGAGACCATTCATCCCCGAAAGCTTTAGACTGATCAAACAAGACAACATTATCCCATTGTGAACCCTGACTTTTGTGAACCGTCAGCGCATATCCGAATGTGAACTGCTGTTGTCCCATGAGTTCTTTCCAGAATATGTCCTGATGACCGCCCGTGAAAAACTCCTTGCGAACAGTCACATCAACGAAATCAGCGTCAGGAAAGTCCTCTGAACGGACGATAAGGCGAACGCACCGTTCTTTGTCGCGCGGCTCATCTGGCGTCTCAAGTTTTTCAACTCTATATATTCCGCCGTTGAATATTCCTAAATTGTGATCATTCCTAAGACAGACAAGCCTATCACCGACAATCGGCAGTTTCGGCTCTATCTTTTTGAGTTCACGGATGCGTTCATTGTATTGTTCCCGTGTCCGGTTGCGCCCGACAAGAACCTGATCAGCATCAAGGATCATTTTTGATGTGATTTCAGCGGTATCTATGACGGCAGACAGTCCGTAAGAACCGTATGTCGGGATGCCGCCCGCGCGCACTTCAGCCGCCAGACGGATGATAGGATTGTTTTCAGCCTGACGGTGAATTTCAGTAAGCATCAAATCAGGGTCACGGGCGGTAAAGAATCCACCGGATTTAATAGGTGGAAGCTGCGCGGGATCACCCAGAACAAGAACAGGCTTGTTATATTTCAATAGGTCAGAGCCGATTTTATCACCCACCATTGAAACTTCATCAACGACAATGACATCACAATATTTACACGGCCCATCATGGTTAAAGACAAAGCGATATTTCCCCGTCATTCCGTCACGCTTGGCGTTGTAAATCGTTGAATGAAGTGTGCTTGCCCCGTCACATCCTGACTTTTGCATTACGACGGCGGCCTTGCCCGTATAGGCGCCATAGACAGTCTTGCGTTTGTCAGCCAGATAACGGGCTAGGGTTGATTTACCTGTTCCCGCATAGCCGCCCAGATAGAAAACTTGAGGAACATCACTGTTCTGAAAATTCTTGACCTTGACGGCCCGCTCAAGCCAGTCACCGACTTGATCAAGCGCCTCACGCTGTTGTGGAGACCACTGCAATCCCATTTTATGCGCCCTCCCACTCCCAAATATGAACAAAGCCGCTGAACGGCAGTCCATAGGTTTTATTGAAGAAGTTTAGGAAATCAGCTAAATCACGGAATCCGTCTTTTTGATAAAGATATTCTATCGGGTGATTATAAAACGTCCCATTTGAGTTAATTTCAATAGGAAAAATATCTGTCAAAACAGGGTCATCTTTAATCAATTTACGGCAGTTAGATGTTCTCATGCCTGTATATAGCTGAACCTTATCCCCAACCTTTCCGCGCGCAGTTTTTCTTATAGTCATCCGCTTTTCGCGGGCCTCAACTTTATCAACGAATTTAGTGAAATTTATAGCGACCATGACGCCCTACCCTTCTGCGTCAAGAACAGTTTTGCGGGCGCGCTTAACCATATCGCGCTCCTTATCACTGAAAAGCTTTTCGTCCTCTGTCCCGCCGTCAGTTACGTGATCAAGGATTTCCCTAAGAGAGAACAGCAAACGCTCATTGATGTTGGGGGGGTCATTGTTTTCAGGGTTATCAATTACATGGCGCTGTTCACGCATCCGCTCGGCTGTTTCATAAGCAAGTTTGACCTTACCTTTTTCAGTCTGAACATTCCCGAAAGAATTTCCTGATGCAATTTCAGTGCTATGGGCCTGACTTATTGCCCCAAACCTAGCAGATATAATGGGTTTATTGTCACCCATAAGCGCGGCCCAGAGCTCTGTAAGAACATGAGCGTAAGGGTCTCCGGCTTGAAGTGTGAATGTGGTTTCGCCCGTCTTAGCGGTCGCGTGAGCGTCATATTCTGACATATGAGTTCCTTTAATTTTAGTTTTCGCAGTTCGGCATTATAACAATTTATTGTTATTCTCAAGTCAAATCTGGATGTATTTGAACAGAATTTCCTCTCTCATCTATAAGATTGCTGTTTCTTAAAACGGCGCGTCCGCTATTCCAGTGTCCGCCGCGAGGCTGAACCTCTAATATTTCGGCTATCTCCTCCCAAGTACGTTGAGGATGACGCCTGATAGCGCTGAACATCTTTCGGGCGGGTTGCGGGAGTTTTTCCTCAAGCAGATCAGCCGCCGGCCGATTTTCTGCGCCGGGGGGCAGTGGATTATAAGTCAGGACGACAAGGCCGCCCTCATCCCGTATCAGTCCGCTATCGAGCGCTTTCTTTTTAAGTCCGTTAAAATGTCCGCCGCGTGATTTCCGCCCGTCCGTCGCGCATAACGCTGACCATGTAAGTTTAGCAGGATAGACCCGTTCCGCGGCCCGGACCAATACGTTCTTTTTACTGTTTGATGTTGGGACTTTCTTATCAAAGGTTTTGACATCAACCGTCAGACCCATAATTTCATCTGAAACCATAACAGTTCCAGTTTTAATCTCACCATAAATGATGGGAGAGGTGATCTCCTCACTATCATAAGGGGAATAAGGTTGAGGCTCATCCGTCAGAACCTTTAAATTTTCAAGGCACTCCTTATGGCCGAACGCACGGCCTCTTTGAAAGGCTATATCTTTTCCGACACGAATGTCCTGTTTAGACGCGGCCTCGGCGTCAGACTTTCCGCGTTCATATTCAGCTTTCAACTGCGAGGCCGATGCTGAACCCGCGCTGACGGTCTTTTCAGGCTTGGGTTCCTCTTTGGGCTTTAAAGCCTCTTTGATGTCCGTCAGGTCAATCTTAGCCAGTGTCGTGGGCTCATCGCGCGTCTCGCCACGCTTGGGGGTTGATGAACTGTCAAACGTACCGTTAAGGGGAAACTGAACCTTCTCAAAAAAGTCCTGATCCGCAGCGCCTATAAAGGCCTCGCCTCGTTTAAGTTTACCCAGACCGTCTTTGACCTTAGCCGAGAACTCTTTGTCCCCGTTACCCTTGAACCACGTCAGGATGGGGGCTTGATCAAGCGGGGCGGTTGTTTTCATTGCGATGACGGTACTCGCGCCGCTGACGATTGATTTGTGCAATTCAGCGTTCCGTTGCGTAATAGCTATGAGACGAATGCCTTTTGACCGTCCGCCTTTGGCTATCCGGCGAACCATAGCCAGACAGGCATGTTGTTGACCGCTATTTGCCGTCTGGGGCGCAAACTCATGCGCCTCCTCAAGAACTATCCATATCGGCTTTTTATTGCCCTGATAGATTTCAGACAAGAACCCTGATAGGAATGAGGACTGATCCTCCTCAAGCCATTCAGACAAATCAATGACCGCCGGAAGGTTATTTTTGACAAGCGTTTTCGCTAAAGGGATAGCGGCGTCTAGGTTTAGCGGTACGTCACCACGCGGGCCGCCGAATATAGCTATCGGAAATCCGTCAGATTTACCGTCAGGGCTTGATTTCAGCCCCCACCAGACAGATAGAGGGTCTATGACGACAACCTGTTCACCTTGAGACAATAAATCCTCAACGATGTTCTTGCCCGTGACAGTCTTTCCCGCGCCTTTTTTGGCTAGGATTATGATATCGCCGTCAAGAGCCTCATCGGGAACGGGGTGTTTTTTAATCAATTCACTTTCGGCCATTTTACAAACCCTTTCTTTTCCATTGTTTGCGGAGATAACGGTGAGCCCGCCATGTTCTTATGGTGTCGGGAATGTCTATAATGGCCTGATAGGCGCCGCCGTTAGTGTCACCCTCAACATATTTCATCACAAGCCAGACGGGTTTTTTAATTAAAATTCTAATCCTGAATTTGAATATATGTTCACCTATTCTGATCTCATCCCGCCGGCGGGGAAAGGCGCTGAAAAACAGACCATAACAAAAGGTCAGATGATCAAATCCTATTCTAAACCGGACAGGGAAAAAGCGCTGACAAGAACGCCCTGTCCATTTTTTAGGATCATATGTAATCGTCATAGCTGTCCCTTTTCATCATCTTTAAGGTTCATTTTTTGAGATATGAGGTCGCCAAGTGAGTTCACATAAATTGATCCTTGCGCGGTTCTCACGATTAAAACAGATCTCCTGTCACGAGGGTCTGGCCGTCTCTTTAAAAAGTTTATTTGGCTCAACGTATCGACAGCCCTCACGACAACCGCCTTGCTAGTGTTCATTGATGCTGACAGAGATTTAATCGTATGCGGCCCGTCAAAGAGATAGATTTCCAGAATAATAAAAAGCTGCCGATTACTTAAATCGATTATTTTTTCTTTGACGATATGAGTTGTGACCTCGTGCCATATTTTAAGAGATTCACGCTTAGAAAGATTATTTTTCATCAATAATCTCCACCTTATCCATCCATTCCGCTACTAGCTTGAGGTCGTGTTGGGTGTAGTTCCTTTTGATATTATTGCAGCGCCAACATATCAGTTTTGTGTTTTCCTTAGTGTATCCTATCTTTAAATTGAAACGGTCTAAACTGGGAGATGAATCAAGGGCCCTGCCTTTGTCTTTTTTTCCTATGCTGAACTTTACGTTACAGCACTCACAGTTAGGTTGTCGCTCAAGCCATTCGGCAATATATTTTCTTGTTTTAAAAACATCATCACGGAATAAATTGTTTTTATTACAGCGATCTCCCAGAGAGGTCAGTAATGCCTTCGCTTGATAGACGATAGGTTCATTTTCAGCTAACCATTTTGTCCGTCTTTGGGTTCTTTCTCTTGCTTTTTTATGATAGTCTTCAGAGTCAGTAATTTTAATTTTGTTTTCTTTTTTCCACTGGCTTGTTCTGTAATTAATGCATTTTTTGCAAGTGCTTGTTAGCCCCCCAACACAAGTTTTGTTTTTTGCAAAAAACTCTGAAGTGTTAGGCTTTTCTACCCCGCATTTATTGCATTTTTTCATTGAACTTCCCTGCTTCAAAACCAAAAGAATCCCATCCCTGCCGTTCCTCACGGCTAAACATATCAAGCCTATAAGCGCTCGGTAAAAGACGCTCGGCCTCGCGGTACGCCTCATCGGGCTTGCGACTATGTTCCCTAACTGCACCCCTTATGGCTGAACGGACGGATTTGCTTGTATCGTTATCCCCCATTGTCCCGATAAGAAACGGTTCATTTGCTGAACGCAAAATATAACCTGTCCCGAAATTCAATTTAGGCTCTTTGCCGTCTTTCCATCCGTCGGCGGTCCAGGACTTTGACATCTTGACCCAAGTGCCGGCCGTTTTGAATTGAAAGCCCCAAGCCCTCAAAACATCAAGCCCTTGATCAATCATCGGGTTCGTGACCCAGAGCCATAAGAGGCAATTCCCCGCCGCCAGATCAGCCACATTCATTGAGCAGATTTCATCAAGCGGCATGCAGTTATATTGTGCTTGAGGGCTTTTATCCTCACCTTTGTCTGACCGCAGTTTAAATTCCCAAGGCGGATCAGCCATAATCATATTATAACCAAAGAGCGGTATTTTGCTGAAATCTGTATAAATCATGCCGCCGCCCGCAGCGCTGATTCTTGCGCCTCTATCCGGTCAAATATCCATTTAACAACAGGAACGGCCCAACTGTTACCCAGAGCCTTATAGCGCGGGCCGTCAGGACACATAAACATACGAATGACATTTTCGTCCTGCGTATCATACCCCATTCTGATAGCATACCGTTCAACGTCTTCGGCAATCTTTACCTCTGACGCGCGGCTCGTGTAATCAATTAAGGTGAAATTATCAGGGAAACCCATAAGGCGTTCACACTCAACAGGCGTCAGACGCCGGACTGCGTAAGGGGTATAGTCAAGCGTAATAGGAATATTGTTTCCGCCTGTTCCGTATCTGGCGGTGACAGTCCCGCATAAATCATCCCTTAAAAAAGAAACCCTACTATCCATCCCATGAACCTCATAAACAGGCTTTTTGTCTGTCTGGGCTATATAAGTCCACTGTTTCATTCCGGGGCTTGCTGATAGCGCTCCCGCTATTTGACCATCACCGCCCTGCAGTCGAACTTCATCACGTAGGTTTTGAGAAAATGCGACAGCACCGACACCCATTCCGTCCCGTCCGCCAGATGAGGCCCGCAGTGAATTAGCCGTTCCGTCATCACGATATTCAAGTTCTCGGCCACTATCACGCCCCCTAATTTCAAGCGTGTAAGGTTCTTGATGTGTTGGAGCTAAAACAACAGGGTCTTGATCTCCTTTATCGGCGTCAGCCGTCAGGGGGGGTGTTATCTCTGACGGTTTACCATCTTTTCCGCGAGTATAATGTGATGGTTTAAATGCAACTGCTTGGGTTGCGGCTTTATCTAAAGTATAGGCAATATTATCTGTGTTGACACCAAGCCCGTTTTGCTTCTTTTCAATCTCACGTCCATCTTGAACGGCTATAGCAACCCAGTTTCCGCTATTTGCGTGACTTTTATCATGGCTTCCCGCGCGCATTGTCGGCGCTAGGTTTTCGGTGGCATCACCGCCATAGTCTTTAGCTGAAAAAGCTATAAGGTCAGTCGCATCTTTATAGTCTCTGGCTTTTATAGTTGAGGCTGTTTCATCAATTTCATACTCTCCAAACGCTACCATTCTAGCGCCGACAGGTTCTTTATGACCGACAGCGTGGGGGCCGCGCGCGACAAGAGCGGGCATCAAGTCACCTATCTCAATTTTAGGATCATAAAGGGCGTTTGCCCCTTGGTTAAAGGCGGCCCTGTCTATAATTGAGATTTCATCTTTTTCGCCATTATCCCTATCCCCATCAACACCGATTTTGTTACTACTGTCGCCAGAGCTCTCCATAGGTTTTCCGGTAAGTCTTTGTCCCGCTTTTCGGCTCGGCGGAGTATTCCCAAACACGCCTTTCCGCTCAAATAATACTTTTGCGGGATCACGGTCTTTTGCAAAACTGATGACAACAAACACACGCTTGCGTCGTTGCGCCAACCCGAACCATTGAGCGTCGAGAACATCCCATGCCGCCCGTGCCCGTGGCCCCTCAACCATACCTTGACTGGGCCATTTGATCTGTTGCCAACCAAAGGTTCCAAGTGGCTGTCCGTCATCGTCTGTGAGCTCACCCCATGTGGCGTCGGGCGGACATAAGGGAGCGTCTCCACCGACAATTCCTGAAAGGAAACTTCCGAAGGCATTTGTTTTGTCTGACAAGATTCCGGGGACGTTCTCATAGAGTCCCCAAATAAGTCCATTGTCTGCGAAGTCATGCATCATCCTCACGTATTCAAGGGTTAAGTTTCCACGGTCATCATTAAGACCGCCACGGTTTCCCGCAATAGAGAAAGTTTGACACGGCGGGCCGCCGCACAGAAGCGTGACATCTTTCCAGTCACCCGCCTTGATAGTTGTAAAATCACCGAGATTAGGGATGTCAGGATAGTGATGAGCCAGAACCGCTGACGGAAACTTCTCAATTTCACTAAAAAAGGCAAACTCCCAATTATCAGGCGCGGCCTGACTGGCGGCCTCTATCCCTGAACATATTGAACCGACTTTCATTTATATGGTTCCATCCAGACATTAATGCGGACAGATGGCTCCCCGCCTTCATCAACGATATCGTCAGTTCTAAAATCGCGATTGATGACACGATAAGCCACACCTAAAACATAAACCGTGTCACCCATTTGAGGGATTTCACGAAATGGCCAGTCAACAGTTCTTGTCGAAGAGCTATCTTTTACCTTAAGAAAAACCTGCTGTTCTTTTGACATATCAGTCCTCCAGTAATCGTTCAGGCCAGAAAGGCGGAATAAAATCAGGATTATTAGCGATAGCCTGTAAGTACATAACTGCAGTTGGGTGCGGCCCCATAGGCCGATGACGGTCTTTATTCCCATCCCATTTACGCAGAGTGTCTACCTTGACATTTAAAACAAGGGCCGCCTCTTCACGGGTCAGGCCTAAAGATGTTCTAAGTTCAAGAAACTCATCTTTGGTCATTTCTGTTTTGATGCTCATTTCAATCCTAAAACCTTATCTATTTTCGCAGGGAATATTAAACCGCCGTCTATGATCTTTTCCCCTGTTTTTTTATGAGTAAGACTAAAGCGCTGACCGCCGATAGTCGCAGACCTATGCATCCCGCAGACGAAAAGACGGAATGCATCCTCTTTGCTGTCACGACAAAAGTCGGCGCATAATTCACCGTTTTCATCAAAAACTTTGATGATATGTTTGAAATCTGTTGTGAATGTCCAGTTTTTCATATTGATCTCCAAATCAGGTGGGCTTCATCGCCCTGATAGATTTTCACCATATACACGCGAATGTCCCGCAGTCCAGTAAAATCTTATTTTTTTGTTATTCTGCGTCTGATGCCTTGTTCCCGCATAGCGTCCGCAAGGGTCTTTGGTTTATGCTCATCCTTCCGCAAGAGATAAACAGAATCTATGATTGAACGCCATTGATGTCCGTTTTTTTCTATCTGTTTTCCGCGCGGGTATGATTCCAGAATATCAGCCGCGTTTGTGTTCATATCAACCAGAAGTCCATCAACTATAACGTCACGATTGATTTCAAGATTGTTCATATAAGCTGAAAACAATAGGTCAAAAATAGCCTTACATTCAGGAGACCACTCGGCCATGATTAACTGTTCATCAATTTCCTCAAGGATTTCCGGGTTGTCAATGCAACTGACTAAAATCCCAAGACCCCTATGACCTATGACACCGCCGGATTGCAGTGACTGGGATGCATTTTTCTGCCCTCGCCTGTAGTGATCCCGCGTCCACCTATAGAAGGCGTCCCGATAATGACGGGCGGTGTCTTTGTCTTTGATGAGCGCCGTATGCTCATTAAGCCGCGCCTTAAAAGCCGCGCGCCGCTCTGGGGTGTCGGTTCTCTCAACATTAAGTTCACGTTCCCATATCAGGCGAGGCATCGGGACGGGGGATTTTAATATTGCTTTTAGAGCTTCAGGGCCGCCTTGACGCAAAACATCGTCAGGGTCTTGTCCTGACGGCAGTCTTGCGAACATAACGGTTCGCCCGCCGCCTATTCGGGGAAGTGTTTTTTCAATAATCTTTCCCGCAGCACGATAACCCGCCTTGTCACCATCAAGACAAATAATAGGCTCCGGCCCCCATCTCCAGAGTTCCGTCAGGTGATCGTCTGTCACGGATGTCCCTAATGGCGCGACGCCCAGTGGTATTCCGGCGCGGTCTAGGGCTATGACATCAAGATAGCCCTCTGACAAAATCAATCCGTTCGCCTGACGGTTCAGACCAATAGCGGCGCTCGATACATTAAGGCCATAGAGGTTCTTTGATTTACTAAATACCGGACTTTCTTGACCGTTCACATATTTGGGTTTTTGATCATCCTCAAGCGCACGGGCGCCGAATGATGTGACGCGGCCCTGCCTGTCCCGTATCGGGAATGTCAGGCGGTTACGATAGAACCCATAGGTTCCGCGCGCGTTTTCACGGATAAGCCCCGCCTCAATCAAAATATCCTTTTTGTGTTTCTTTAGGGCGCTTGGCAGGGATGAGGACACGAGCGGCGCGTACCCCAGACCCCATTTAGACACCGAACCCTCATCAATCTTTCTGTGAGCCAAGTATTCACGCGCGATAGCCGCTCCCTCACTCTTTAATGAGTGAACAAAAAAGTCCTGTGCATCGTTAAGCGCGGCAAATAAAAGCTTGCGTCTGTCGTCCTGTTGACGCTGTTGAGGCGTATAGGACGGCATCTCAAGCCCCGCTATGCCCGCGAGATACTCAACCGACTCTGGAAACGTCATTCCCTGCAGTTCCATCACAAAGGCAAACACATCTCCGTGCATCCCAGATGAAAAACAGTGATAGAACTGTTTCGCGTCATTTACATAAAAGCTAGGGGTTTTTTCATTCGTGAACGGGGACAGGCCGACAAGTTCTCGGCCTGACCGTTTCAGCTTAACATGTTTTTCAACTATCTGGCTGACCCTGACCGCATCACGGATTTGTTCTTTAAACCCGTCATCAAATCTAGGCATCTTGAGCCTTAAGCGTCAGGTTTAAGCAGTGCGCCGTCCTCGATAACAATTCCAGACTTGCCGGATGTATCAACCCGCTCAATCCAAATCTGGAAATCGTGTTTTTCAGCATATTCCGCAAGGGCTTTCATTCCATCCTCATCAATTAAGGAGCCGTCTCGGACGCGGCAGACCCGTAATTGTGGGTTCATCGCTATAGCTATTTCAATGGCGGCCCGCAACTGTTGAGCGTCAGAACCTTGTTCAAAAGGTACGCCGTCAAGCATGACAATGCCGTTGTCTTTTTCATCAAATCCGAATGTGATGTTCTGAACGGGAATTTTGCTTTCCTGAATGGCTTTCTGACGCTCCTCATCGATCGTTTCAATTTTAGCCGTTAATTCGGCGGACCTAGATTGAACCTCAAGCAGTTCTGCTGACTGTTCTTTCTTGCGGCGCTGATCAGCCGCCAGTTCAGTTTGTGACTGGGCTTTTTCCATATCCGCCTCAATGGACGCGATATCAATAGGCGCGGGGGCTGTCATTTTGGCTATCCGTTCAAGGCCCGTCATTTCACCCTCAAGCTTTTCAATCTCTTTCTTTAATTGAGCAACCTTAAAGGTTCTGTCCTCAATATCCTGAACGGCAGACGCGATACGGCGGGTTTTATCATCAACCTCACGCTGATCCGCTACAGCTTTTTGATAGGATGCCGTCAGGGCCGTAAGATCAAGGATTTCCTCACCCTCTGGTAAATCAGGTATGCCCTGAATTTTAGTCTCAAGGGCTTTAGCCTGACGATTCACATCGGTGCGTTCCGTGTAAAAGTTCTTTCGCCGCATGGCCGCGTCATCAAAGTCATACCCCTCAACGAACTTTTGCAACATAGCAAATTGTTCCTTGGGGCTTTCCCGCGTAAATGCCAGAGGATCAAACGTCAGATCTCCAACAATCGCGTTAAGGATAGACTGCGGCGAGTCATATTTCATGCCGTCCACACCCTCAAGAATAAGAGATGTCGTATATCCGCCTGTCTTTGTGGCGGTAAACGTCCGCGTTACCGTGACGGGGCCGAGACTAAGTTCAATGGTGGCTTTTTCCTGACCGTCACGGATAGGCTTGCCTTGAATGGGCCCTTTTCCGGCAAGCGCCCACCAGATGGAATCTAGGATTGATGTTTTTCCCGCGCCATTACGGCCCGTTATTTCAACCATATTCCCGTCAGGTTTAATTTCAACGGCTCGGATGTTTTTGATGTTTTCAACGATAAGGCTGACGATTTTATAAGACTGGTCGGCTTTCATAGCGGTTTTCCCTTTCATGGATTTAGTTTTCGCGTCGTCAGCCATAAGCCGACTCCGTGAGGCATTGCAACAAAAATCTGCCGCGATATAAGATTTAGATGGAATCACCCACTCAACCCCCTGCAGTCAAAAACGTCCCCGTGATGTCTTTTGATACCCCGTCACTGCGGGTTCAGCGGTATTGGCATCGTCATCCGGCGCGAGCCTTTGCCCTTATGAAAGCGCTTATGCAGAAGCAAACACTTGAGCCTAAATTTGAGTGGCCCAGAAAGCGTTCTCAATCCCGCTACACTTGGCGCCATCCGGACACTGGGGAGCCTGGTCTTATTGTAAGGCCGGACAAAATACTATTTAGGGAGTTTCCAAAACCATTTAATCACGGCGGTCACGGGGCCGGATGTCCTATGTGCGGCGGTGTGCGTTATAATCTGGGTTGGCATACCGACTGGGACGGAACAGGAAAGTCAAAAACAGGATATTGGCATAAAGCATGCGCCGCGGCTTACGCGCTTATGTCGACGCCGAATGAATATTCTAGTTTTTTCTATACCCGTCAGGATGGATTTTGTTCAGTAACGGGTGAGGAGCTTATTGATGGGCAATATCAAATTGATCACATCATTCCGCTTTATAGGGTTTATAGAGATTTCGGTCACATCCCAGTTCTTGAACTTATTGAGTTCTGGGGGCCGAATAATTTAAGGGCTATAACAACAGAGGCCCATAAGGACAAAAACCGTTATGAGGCGAGAGAAAGGGCCGCTAATAAGTGAAAGTCATTTTTCTTTGATAGTCACCCAAAGAGCGGCAATGATGAGCCCCGCAATATTTATCAACCTCACGGACGGACCCGCAAGCATTTCCATTATCAAGAGGCCATAGGCACTTATCTTTCGCTATAGCCTCATAATATGCAATCCCTTCAATCTCATCGGGGGTCAAAACATATCCGGCGCGCGCTGCCGCGACACGGGTGTCCGTAATATTGCAATCAAAACTAGCCTGACGGGACTGCCAACAAACGGTTTCTTCTGAAAGACCCGGTTCAAGACTAGCTATAAAATTTACAAAAGCGTCTCCGACGTCTTTCATACGGCGCTTGGGCGCGGGGGCCGCAACACCACATATTTCAGACGCCTTACGGGCTTGACGGGCCTCCTCAATCAAAGCCCATGATGTCGGGGCATCATTTTTTATCTTATCTTTAATTTCATCAACGGTTCTTTGACTGTACCCGTGACGAGTTAGGATTTCAGCGGTTTCACTAAAGGAGCGGCCTTGAACACTTGTCAGCTTTACCGCAAGCGCAAATTCATCATTTGTCCAGAGGCTCATAGAGCCTTGCCTTTTCTACCCCTGTGATTCGTTATTTATCGGAAAACCATATTTTTGCAAGATTTCATCCGGCGCAACGCAGTCAGCCTCATCCGGCTTAGGCCCGACGGCTGTCCAGTCACCTTGATCAGAATAACGCCGGACGTGAAGTTCCCAGTATTCTGGGGCATATTCCTGAATGTCATCCGGAACCGCCGCCGCGCCGCCTTCTTCTTTAGTCCTATAATCAAACGGTTGTTCCCGCCACTTAGCTTTTAATGAAACCGCCTCTTTATTTAACCAAGTTCGGAGACAAGCTTTCCATCCGCGCGGTGTCTTTTTACCATTCTTATTTTTAGACCTATCGCGCCAATACTCTGAAAAATTAACAATAATATCTCGGTATTCTTGAGGATATATTCTCAAATCTATAAGCGCATAATCTTTGATGTCACGCCCTGGATAAAACTCATCGGGAATCGGATACTTTTCACCCTCTGTCATGTAGTGAAATGATCCTAAAGATTTATCAAAGGGGGAGGGGGGATTATTCTTAGAATTTGGCTTCTTAATATTTTTTCTTCTTATGGGGGGTGATTTTCCGACCCTCGGAGTTTCCGCCCCTCGGATTTTGGGGGGGGCGGATTTTTCAGACCGTCCGGCTTTTCCTTGATAGCTTAATTGCCATATCCACGGACCGGGTATTATAGCGCCCGATTCTGAAACAGGCTGACGGCGGTGAAGGTGATTAGCGTCCTCAAGTTCTTTGATGTGCTTTGTTAATTTCCCCTCACCCCATTCAAGTGATTTACCAATTTGTTTTTTATTAAAGACCCAGTTTTCAGAGTGAGACTTCAACATGATCATCAATATTTTTGCATTTGATGAGAGTGATCCACGGACAAAAGAGTTCGGAACGGTCACATATGGCTCGTCTAGGCTTTCAACCTCTATTTCAGTTTTATTAGTCATCTTACAACAACCTGAACTGGGCCTAAAGATTTATGAAAAATATAGGTTATGGCGGATTTCAACTCACCTTTTGGAATATATGAGAATTTTTTACAGAGCTCATCATAGCTGAAAGATAGGGGTTCGCCGCCGTTCATTCCCTGACAATCGTTCATGTATTGCAGGATGATAGCTATGACTAATCCATGTTTTATGGCCATATCTACGTTAAAATGATGCATATTCATGTTTTTTTCCTTTGTTTTACCTTAGAAACCCGATAGTCAGTAACAGTCCCGAAAGGGATATTACGAAAGCGGTTCCTTATCGTTTTAGTTCTCGCAGAGTCCCCGTTCCGTCAGGTTCGGGGCTCAACGCCTTCTAGGCCTGATTATTTCCAGACCATCGGGGATCATTGTGAGCGGCGGAGCCGTGCATATCTGTAGGACTGCAGTCCCCTACATATCCGGTGAATACATCACAGAAAATATCATCTGAACCCACGGGGCCGAGACGCTGTTTTGCGGTTATGATCGTCATCACGTTTCTGATCTTTTCAAGCTTCACAGACCACGCTTGATGTTTGTCGCTTGAGCTGTCTGGTTCAGCGCGCTCGTGATAGTACGCCTCACGATAGACAAACATCACAACATCCGCATCTTGCTCAATAGCGCCTGAATCTCGGAGATCTGAAAGTTGAGGACGTTTATCATCACGGCTTTCAACACCGCGGCTAAGTTGAGCGAGTGCGATAACGGGGACATCAAAGCGTTTAGCCAGACGCTTAAGCCCTGCAGAGATACCCGTGACCTCTGCTGTCTTACCCGCCTTAACGTCATCGGGCGCTCCGGTTAAGATTTGCAGATAATCCACAAGGATAGCATCAATGGGCCGCCCGTGTGTCCGTTCTATATTTAGACACCTGACCTCCATATCTCTTATTTTGATCCCGCCCTGATCATCAATGAGCATTGTTTCGCTCAATTCCTCAAGATGTTCCTCTATGGCGTCAAGCTGTTGATCAGGGATGTCATATGAGCGCATTTTCCGTGAGGAGTACCGTTTACCGAACCGTTTATGACTATTTGTTGTCAGCATTCTGCCGAACACACTTTCCTCATCCATCTCAAGACTGAAAAACGGAACTAGGGCTTTCTTACCTTGTGAAATCTCTTTCACGGACTCGCTTGACGCCATACTTTCAAGAAGCGTCAGAGCCAGTTGCGTTTTACCCATTGAGGGCCGCCCCGCGAGAATGATCAGGTCTGAATTATAAAAACCCCCGCCGAGTCTGCGGTTAAGAACTTCAGAGCCCGTCGATAGGCAGGATTCAACATTTCCCTCTTTGCCCGCGCGGACTTTTTGAACATATTTTTTCATTCCGGCTTTGATATTTGTGGCCGGCTTTACGGTTGTTCCCATCATTATGGCAGAAAGTTCCGTCTGGGCCGTGACGGCTATATCGGATGAGTCCTGACCGATTTCAGGTTTAACGGAACTAGCCTCAAGCGCCTGTCCTATCCGGATCATCGCGCGGCGGTGTTGAAGGTCAACAAGAATTTCAGTGTATTCATCAAGTTCAGGCTCAAGGGCCGCGTTATTGACCATCTGGGCTAGGTACTCATCGCCGCCGATTTTCTTTAACTGATTTTCCCGCTCAAAAAATTCAAGAAGGGTGTTTGCGTCAGCTATCCCGCCCTTAAGGCGTATCTGCTGAAGCGCGCGCCAAACAATGATATGTTGTTCGGCAAAAAAAGAGGCCTCGGAGAGTTTATCCGCGACCAGATCAATCTGTTGATTGTCAAAAATTAAAGCGCCTAGCAGTGACTGCTCGACGCCGAATGAGTGGGGCATACCTGACATATTGTTCCTTTTTGTCTAGTTTTCGCATTCGCGGGGTTAGACTAAAGAAGCTGTTCTGGCAACGGTTTCGTTAAATTAGAACCTTTTGAGCCTTTTTTCCGCCCTTTACTTTCTTGATGAAATCAACTCGCGGACTATTAGTTTTGATGTCAAGCCAGTGTTGAAAGTCAGCCGGATACATGGTTTTGACACTGTGCAGGAATACTCCGGCGGCGTCAGCCTCATCGTCATTCTGACACTCAAAACCCCAAGCGGCGGCCAATTCTTCTGCATTGGCGGGTTTAGCCCCACCCTTACCGTAAATCAGCTTTTTGTGTTTTCCGTTATCAACATCAAAGCACGGGATGCCCATATCGATCGCCATGACCTCAACCATTCCGGCAATCCCGTATAGGATTCGGAGTGTGTTATAGTTCAGCTTTCCAAAGGGCAGCGCGGGTTTTTCCATGAAAATAATATCAACACCCGATAGGCGCGGCCTCAAGGCCTCTCTAAATTCAACCATCCCTGCACCGATATCATTCTTGTCCTCACGGTTGAGGCCAAAGTGTGATATAGTTAAGGGGCCGGAACCATCGGTCCGCCCCCTCACATAGCCAGTGCGTCTTGAGGATGTATCAAGCGCTATAGCGACAGTCATTATTCTGCCGTTGCTTTGTTTTTGTTGATGAGTTCCATAGCCAGACTGTCTTGTCCGGCTTTATAGCCCTCGGCCCATTTAGTGCTTTGATCAAGGTATTCCTCTGGGCAGTCGGCGGCTTTACCCATGACACCCGCTTGATAAGCTTTCGCAAAGACGACATCACCTTGAGTTTCTGCGCCTGTTTCAGAGTTTTCACTCCCGCTTGTAAACATTTCGCCTTGTGATCCCACAGGAAGGTTCAGCCATTTGGCGTATAGTGTCCGGCGGTCAAAATGTTCTCTGACCTCTGAACGTCCCCAGTCAGTCATTTTCATCACAGCGTCAAAGTCGCCAAGCTGAATGCCCGCCGCTTTAATTTGTTTACGCAGTCGTTTTTTAGCTGAATTAGCTTTTTCGCATACTTCGTTTGCCTCTGCGGCTAAACGCACAAATGCGCGGAATGTCTCGTCATCTACAGCATTAGACGACGCGGCTCCTTTTTCGACAGATTTTGCCATTGTTTTAGGTCTCCAGAGCGGGAGTTTTATTAGTCCTTATTCTCGCCGCTCACGGGAACTTCGGCCTTGTCCGGTTGTTCCGGCGCAAGTTTTTCAAGGGCTTTTTCAAGTTCGCCCAAATTATCAAGTGTTCTGTTTTTCTGTCCCTCGCGCAACATATTGCGAAGTGTCGGATCATGGATTCCTGACTCGCGGGAAAGGTCTGCAATCGTTATGCCGCTGTCTGGGTCTTGAGCCAGTTTTCGGGCGCGTTCTAAGAGATCATAAGCTGTTTTCATAAGTCGCAAATTACATAAAAGGATAGCCCCGTCAATCGGAATAACAAAAAAATGTGATTTGTTCCTTGACCCTGTTTTCCCTTTCGGTCATGCTTGGCGACGCGAAAACTACAGAAAAGGAACGCATCCATGTCACAGAATATCTCCGTTCGGACCATAGAGGCCGGACAGCAAATTAGCGAGCCGGGTGTCTATCTGGTTCCGATTGATCGCTATCATGGTGATCCTGACCTTTTTACAGGTCATTCCGTCTCAAGTACGGGTCTGCGCCTTATGGCAAATCAACAGTCTTGTCCGGCTAAATACTGGGAACGCTCTGTCCATAACCCACACCGAATACCTCAAGAGGAAACAGAGCCGCTGCGGTTCGGAAAAGCGGTTCATGCTTTCCTACTTGAACGTGATTTGCCAGATGATCAATTTGCCTATCACGAATTTGAGAACTGGAACTCAAATGAGGGTCATAAAGGCGCTTATGTTGACGATGAGCAGAATATGCATGGCTCATTTTTGCAATACAAGAAAGCCTGGAAACAGGCCCAGATAGACGCAGGAAAAACAATCGTCGGCAAAAAGGACGTTGAGGTCTTTAAGAATATGGCGCTTGAACTGGCTACTGATCCGCTCATCCGAGACGGGCTTCTTGAGGGTTTGGTTGAGCATACGATTGTTTATCAAGACCCCGCGACAGGAATTTTTGTTAAAAACCGTCCTGACGTGATTCCGTCAGATGTTATGCTAGGGGATTATAAGGCTGTCGCGAATGCCTCATCGGGTGCTATTTCCCGTTCTCTGGGTGATTACGGCTATCATCAACAACTTGCTATTTCCATTGAGGCTATAGCGCGCGTTCTGGGCCGTGAGATTAAGAGCTCATTCCTTGTCGCACAGGAAAAGACGGGTTCTCATGTTCACAATATCGCGGCTATTTCGGATGATGCTATCTGGTGGGGCGTCCGTCAAAACCGTATGGCACTTGACCGCATCAAATGGTGTCTGGATCAGGGTGCGGGTCACGGTCACTGGCCGCGTTATTCTCTCTGGGATAAAAATCTCGGTGGGTACGTTGAGGGGCCGCAGAATGTCGGGCTTCCTGATTATTACCGGAAGCGGCTCATGGATCAGGATGAACTTGAGGATATGCCGGAGGTCAAGATCAATGAGGTACTGGGTCTGGATAGACCGACAGCCGAATAACAATAATGCCTCGTCGGATGACCCGACGGGGCAATCTTTTAGGAGAGCAAAATGTCAAATTTAAAAGCGCTTGTCATTGATACTGAAACAAACGGAATGGACGATGACAGTGAGATTGTTGAGTTCGGAGCCGTCCCTGTTCTCATCCCCATGATGTCAGACGGTGAACTTCCCGCGCGCGGGGATATACAGGTCATGGATGGGGGTTCGACACTCATTAAGCCCGTCAATCCCGTGATGCCGCCAGAGGTTATGGCTATCCATCACATTACACCCGAAATGCTTGAGGACGCGCCTCCTGCAGATGAGGGGGTCAGAAACGTGTCTAAATCTCTGGGTCTGGAGCCACAGTATTATGTAGCGCATAACAGCCGCTTTGATGAAAAATATGTCAAGGGACTGACGGCGGCTGACGGGCCGTGGATTGATACCTATCGGGTTGCGCTTGCGTTATTCCCAGACGCGCCGAGCCATAAGAACGCGGCGCTATTTTACTGGCTTAATCTACATCGCGGAACAGATACGGACTGGCCGGCTTTCTTTGCTAATAGTCAGCTTCATCGGGCTTTACCGGATGCCGTCCTGACGGCTCACTTGTTTAAGGATATGCTGACCCGAATGTCTGTTTCAAAAATGCTTGAGATCAGCAGTAAGCCCGCCGTTCTGCCTAAAGTTTCTTTCGGCAAACACTTTGGGAAAAAGTGGTCAGAGGTTGATCTCGGCTATATCAAGTGGGTTCTCAATCAAGACTTTGATGAGGATGTCATGCACACCGCGAGTCAAGAACTCGTCAACCGCGCTTAGGAGGCGAATATGGCTAAGAATGAAATTTCAACTAAGGTTATGCAAAGCCTTCATCCCGTCGTTCAGAGCGCGGCGGATCAACTTGCGGACTTTTTACCAGAAAGCGTTGACCCAGAGCGCTTTCTGCGAACCATGAACGGGGCGATTAAGTCAGACAATTATTTGATGGATTGCCTTAAGACTGCTGACGGCAAAAAGTCACTTCTGATAGCATTCCGTCAGTGCGCTATGGACGGCCTATTCCCTGACGGTAAGCGTGAGGCGGCTATCATAGCCTTTAAGGGCCGTGCGACTTACATTCCGATGTACGGCGGACTGCTCAAGCGGATGCGTAATTCTGGTGAGGTCAAGGACGTTCAGACTGGATTGATCTGTAAGAATGATGATTTTGATTTTCAGCGCGGGACAGAAACTTATCTGCACCATAAACAGGCGCTTGAAAATCGCGGTGACAAGATAGGTGCGTGGGCGCTTGTCAAAACGACAGACGGCGGTGAATATTTTGATGTTATGGGTAAGGATGAAATCCTAGCCATTAAAAGCGCCGTCAAAGCCCGTTCCGGCCCTTGGTTCAATAAGGCCCATGAGGGTGAAATGTGGCGCAAGACGGCGCTCCGCCGCGCATCAAAACTTGCCCCGCTATCCAGTGAGGTTCAGAACGTCTTTAGTCGTGACGATACGATGTACGATTTCAGCGCGACACAAGCCCAGACGCCCGCCGACCGCTTAAATCAGCATATGGCGGATAAGGCGGCGGGGTCAGCCGGAAATGTCATTGACGGGCGGGCTGAACGCCGTGAGCCTGAAAAAAAGGTTGATGAGAGGCCCGATAATGCGGCGGACCAAGATGCCGATAAGCCCGTCAGTGAGAAAAAGACAGGTCGTAAGCCTCTTGATGATGCCCCGAAAGACGAGCCTAAATCTAAAAATGATAAGGTTCTGTTCCCGCAAAATCCTGACGATATGACGGATAAGGAATGGGTTGAGTTCACGGACGCACTCATTGAGGACTATCGGAAACGCAATATCTCAATGAAAGCCTTTGACGCGCTCTATGGTGAGGAATTGAATTTCCTAGCCGACAAGTCCGCGGCTCAATATGATAGAATTTTGAGCCTCAAGAGTGACTAAGAGAAAGACCAAAAAGAAACCCATTCAGGCGCCCATCTGTATGCATTGCCCGCAGAAGGCCCGTAAGGTCACGGGGCGGGTTATATATCCGCACCGGGCTGATCTGCAGGATGGGATTTATTGGTATTGTAACAACTGTGAGGCCTATGTCGGGAGCCATAAATCTAATGGCCGCCCGCTTGGCCGTCCCGCGAATGCCGCTTTACGGAAAGAGCGTCAGATAGCCCATAGTGCTTTTGATCCGCTCTGGAAAAAAGCCGTTTTTGATCCCGCGTATGCCGGAAGTGTTAGGGACAATCTGGCGGTCAGGACTATCACTCAATCGGCCCGTCATCGCTGTTATGACTTTCTGGCCTATCAACTGAAACTGACAAAAGACGAATGCCACATAGGGATGTTTGACGCGGGTCAATGCCGTCATGCGGCGGCAATAAGCCGTAAAGTCAACTATGGACAGATCAGAGAATGGCATAAGAGGCGGTTCCCAAAGACGCCACAGAGGGCGAAAGAAGGCCCATTTGATGAACTCAAGAAATTAAAATAACATTTTTTTGTTATTTCACTGGACTGCGGCTCACGAATATGATTTAAGGTGATTATCTTAGGACGATGAAGTCCACCGATTAGGAGATCAAGATGCAAATTTTAGATGACATAGCCAAAGAGGAACTTGATATTGAGACACTTGAGACGCGCAATAGCGACTCGCTTGATTTCCATGATGTCTCTGTCTGGAACATTAAATCGGCCCTTGAAGCGGCTTATCGGGCGGGACAGCAATCAAAATGATAAATCCAAACACATATGGCGACGACATCAACGCACTCAAAAAGTTCAAAGGCGTTGGTTTTACTGGGCGTCAGGAAGATTTTAAAGAGTTTAAAAAACAGTTAGATCAGCGGATTGCGTCCCAGAGGAATCCGCTATCTCGCCGCCTCAAGGCCTCCCCACCCATCCGTCTTGAGGCGGCAATTCATCACTATTATGTTCAGTTATGTTGGGCTATGCACGGCGTCATCATGGCGAGTGATTTGATGAACACGCGCGTCGGTGAGGTAGCGCAGTGGCATCCCGATTATTTTGATAACCTGAACGTCTCGCAGACTCGCTTGATGTCGGATAGCCTCAAATGTTAGGCGCTATGTCAAATCAACCGCTTCTGGGCATGACACCCCATCAAGTTGAGTTAATGGATTTTATAGTTAAGTTCATCACCGAGAATAGGTTTAGCCCTAGCTATGATGAAATGCGGGATGCTATGAATTTAGCATCAAAGTCAGGTATTCACCGACTGGTTATGTCCCTATCAGAGCGGGGTTGCATCCGTGTTAATCCTAACAGGGCGCGCTCTGTTTATCCGACTGAAATGTATCTTATGTCGGTTCGTGACCGTGACTTAAACATCCTGATAAATCTCATCGGAGCGGATAAAGCCCTGACTATATTAAGGGCCGCGCAGTGAGGCCTCACTATCTATCAAAAGGAAAAAGAATGGACGCATCTGATAAAAAGCGCGTTTTTAAATGGACGCTATTCGTGGGGGCTGTCCTTGTCGCTATTCCCACAACCGCAGTTATAATCAGCGGCCCGCCTCAATTTCCATCTAAGGAACCCAAATGCAGGACGGAAATTGATCACTTTGCCCGTGAGCGTATGTTCAGGACTTGCGTCGCGTCAGCCAAAGAAAGCGCGGATCAGCACTGGGTAAAGCAATGCGGGGAACAGTTAGAAAGGATGTCTAAATATTCTGTCTGCTTGCGCTTTATAGGTGATAAGCCGCCGCCTATTCCGCCTGTACCGCCTATGCGCGGCCCTGTCGGCGGAGACCTTTACCCTAAACTGGATGATAAAAATGGATGAGATTAAAAAATATCAGCCGTCAAGCGGCACGGAAGGCGATATCTTTATGGCCGCTTTCTGTGAAAAGTGTAAGAAAATGGACTTTCAGGACGACGACGCTGAACCGTGTCCCATTCTGGGCCTGACAATGATGTTACAGAGCATTGAGCATGAGGATTATCCAGAGGAATGGCGGTATAACGCAGACGGGAAACCAACTTGCACGGCTTTTGTCCATGAGGACTCGGATGACGACGCGGCTCCGCGCTGTCCCGACACGCCGGATATGTTTGCATGATCATCCGTGAGGAAATCATAGGTAAGTCCCGCCTTATTCTGGGTGACAGCGTTGAGATAGTGAAAAACCCTTACTTTCCGCGTCATACGGCTATCGTGGCGGACCCACCGTATGGCTATGGTTATAAGCCGTCCCGTCATGGCTCTAAGAATAGCGCCGTCAGGGAGCGGAACTTTGGCCCAGAGGATCAACTGATAGGTGACACGGGAGATATGGACTTTGACCCGCGCCCATTCCTGCCGCTTGCCGATAAACATATCTGGTGGGGCGGTAACTGTTACGCGGATAAGCTTCCGAACTCACGCTCATGGTTTGTTTGGTTTAAGGCTGACGGTAACACCCGAATGGATCAGGGTCATGCCGAGTTAGCCTGGACAAATCTTGATAAAGCCATAAGGGGCTTAAATCATCGGTGGTACGGTATGGTGCGGGACAGTGAACAGAACGAAAAGCCCGTTCATCCGACACAAAAGCCGATAGCCGTCATGCAGTGGTGTCTATCCTATCTTGATAAAGAGGACACAATTCTTGACCCCTATATGGGTTCCGGAACAACGCTTGTCGCGGCCACAAAGATGAATAGGGCCGCGACTGGCATTGAGATTGACCCTAAGTTCTTTGATATAGCGTGTCAGCGTGTATCGGAGGCCTATGAACAGCCGGATATGTTTCTATGATGTCTCGCGCTAAAGATAACCTTATAGCCCAAATGGAGGCAGACCCGCGCCGCCCTCTTGTTCTGTCACGCAGTAACTATAAGTTTGTAAAAAAGTTTTTATCACCGCGGCCCGTTCCGCAATACGTTCAAGGAAGCGAATAATGAAAATCGAAGTTGAAAAGAAAGTCCTCATGGACACCCTGAAGCTAGCCCAGAGCGTTGTCGAAAAGCGCAACACTATTCCGATTTTGAGCAATGTCTTGATTGAGGCGCGGGATGACAACAGCATGATTATGACTGCCACTGACCTTGATATTGAAATCACGGAAACTTTTGAGGTTCAGTCTATCGAGGTCAAGGGGGATGAAAAGTCATTCACGGTTCCGGCTCGGACGCTCTATGATGTTGTCCGGAAACTCCCTAACGGGGCGCTTATCAGCGTTGAGGTAAACAATCCAAAGGACGGCGATTTTTATGGCGCTAGGCTTAAGATTAACGCGGGGCGGTCAAATTTTGAACTACCGCTCTTGCCGCCGGCCGATTTTCCAAAGATGACGAACACGGGTGAGGCGCATGATTTCACCCTCACGGTGGGAGATCTGAAACGCCTCATTGATAAAACACGGTTCGCAATCTCAACAGAGGAAACGCGCTATTATCTGAATGGGATATATTTTCACCAGACAGAGGATCAACTGACGTGTGTCGCAACTGACGGCCACAGATTAGCAAAGGCCTCAATGTCATTGCCTGACGGCGCTGACGGGATGGAGGGGGTCATCATTCCCCGTAAGGCGGCGGCGGAAATCAGGCGCTTGATTGACTCGTCCCCTGACACTGATCAGGTCAAAATGTCCGTGACGGAATCTAAGATTTGTGTTGAGCATCATAGTGCCGCCCTGACATCTAAAATCATTGACGGGTTTTTCCCTGACTATGAGCGGGTTATCCCCCCGCGTTCAAATGCTCGTCTAGTGGTTGATTGTCCTATTTTGTCTGACGCCATCGATCGTGTGTCGACGGTAACGAAAGAGAAGGCCCGCTCTATCAAGCTATCCCTCACGAGTGATGAAATTCGCCTAGATGTCCGGTCATCCGAGACAGGTGAGGCGAATGAAGTTGTCTCGGCATCATTCGGGGGTGAGAATACCGATATAGGCCTGAACTCAAAATATATGATAGAGGCTCTGGGGCTTATCGGAAGCCGTGACGCCGAAATGTTCTTTAGCGGACCCGCGTCACCCGTCCTGTTGCTTGATCAGGAGGATCAGGACTGTCTTTTTGTCATCATGCCGTTGAGGGTCTAGGGGTGTCGGCTAATGACAATCATCGTCCGCAGATAAGCGCGGGACTTCGGAAAACACTCAAAATTGCTATTCCGGTGGCAGTCTTGATATGGTGCGTCGCAATATATTTTATTTTTAAATGGGTGACGAACAATGGATAGCGGCAACAAAATGCCTCTGGGTTATATCAGGGACAAGCGCATAGACCTTGAGAATGAGGAAATCAGGACAAATCCCGATGGAATGTCTATTGATGAGATGGTTGCGGAGGCCCGCCGTCCCGCGATTATGAAAGCCGCCCTGCAGTTACAGTGTCCGCATGACTGGGTTTATATGGAAAGAACATCACCCGCCCCCGGCCCCGATGAAAAGCATCTGGATGACGGCGCGCCTTACTGGATTTGTTCCGCGTGTCTTGAAAGGAAATAAGATGTTGACCGAAACTGTCTTTAAGAATGTTGAGGGGCCGCGTCTGAATAAAGCCTATCAGGCCACATGGGTCATAACAGCCGCTTGGGCTCACCCTCTATGGTCACAATATACGTTCTGGCTCTATGACCTCACGACACCCATTCACGGGATGAAAACTGATTTTAAATTTGAGGGCGCAACGCATGAACTCATGGTTTATGCCCTAGACCCTGATCATCCTTTCAAGCCTGGAAACAAATTTAAAGACATCAAAACGCTCCGGCCCGCTAATCACGGTTATCAGTTCAAGGCTGATAATGACCAAATGGCCCATGATGTGGTTGAGAAAATTATATCCCTGATACACGCGGGACGCCTGTCTCCCGATACTGACTGGCGTCGCGTCTGGGATAAGATGTTTTTCGGTGTCGGTCAGAGCCTTAAAAAACACACTACGACGGCTGACATTGAACAGCTTTATAAAAAACTGGGGATTGATCCGCGCGATAAGCCCTCAAGCGTTGTTGATTTCATGCAGGAAAGAAAAAAGCGCAATGACGGCTAAGATACCGACATATGTCTGTGAACTGGTGTCTAAGACCGATAGCCTGCGGGTTATGAGGCGCTATCTTGATAATATTGAGAAAGAGCCAGAGGGCGCGGCTTTGGTATATCAGGATGACGGACTCAAATCTATAGAGGTCAGTACGTTCACGCTAAAGCCATGTGGGTTTGTCGATGAGCCGAGCCTGTTAAATCATATCAGGGACGGGGTTCAGTTTCAGGCCACGAAGGGCAAGGTCAAGGAGATGCCTCAAGAGAACAATATAATTTGGGTCATGGTAATGGTTCAGTTTACGCCCCTTGAGGCGGATGAGGTTCAGGAATCAATCAAGAGGCGTGAAAGCCTAGATGCCTAGATGTCTGGTTCTGGGCTGTCCTGACCGTTCCGATAAGGCAAAGGACGATTATGTCTGTCGGTGGCATTGGCGTAACGCGCCCGCCCGGTACACAAAAACAATCAAGATGTTTGAAAAGAGTGGCCGGAACCCTCATCTGCTCAACAGGCTATGGGGGCGGTTCCTGATAGACGCTATAGCGCGTGACGCGGGTCTGGGCCCTATTACGGTTCAGGAAAACAACAGACCGTGGGATCACATACCTTAAACCTCTTGCGTCAGCGGTTATTTTTCGTAAGGTTCTGTTAATAAATAGGACGGCGATGAAAATTAGGTGGTATATCGGGGGTGTGACGGTACTGGGGCGCAGTTACGCATTAGGCTACGATACATCTGATAGATTATGGCTAGGGTTACGCCCCTCGGCGGACGATAGACTCGTTCCGGTATTCGGCCCCATTGATAAGAACTCACGCGAGAATGAGCCCGACCCCTATAGGGAGGGGGCTATTGAGCGGTGGCGTGAGATTGCGTTCAACAAAAAAATACGATAGGCAAATCCTGAATAACAGGAGATCCCAGTGACAATAGACCGTGATGCACAGGCTAAAAAGCGTAAGGCTAAGGGTAAACCGCCCGCCTATGATATTATGAAAGACCCCAAATATGCCAAGGCGGCTAAGAACCTACTTGAGAACGGGGGCATCCCTGGACCGACAGGCGGACGCCCAAACAAGTACCATCCGGCTATTGTTCAGAGGGCTTGGGACTTAATCACTGACGCGGATAGCGGTATCAATGGCATCAAGAAAGGGACGGTCTGGACGTTCGCGGCTCTATGTGATGCGCTCGGTATTAGCGAGTCGACTGGTGAAAAGTGGCTTGATGAATTTCCCCCCTTTTTACGGGTAGCGCATGCACATCGCTCAAGACTGAAACAAGTCTATGAAAAAGCTAACCTTAAAACGGCTCTGGGGGGTAAGGGCAACTCGTCCAGTATTCAGTTCGCGCTCACTAATCTTGACCCCGTAAAATATAAGCGTCGTCAGCATATCGAAAAGAAAGTTGAGCAAAAAGTTGAGGAAGTCACTGACCTTGATGTTGAAAGCATGAGCGCTAAGGAAAAGCGCGAGCATCTTGAAATGATGAGAAAGATCAGGGATGAAGAAAACAAGGCGGTTGATGATCGTAAGGCGGGCCTTCCCGATAAGCCGGAATAGCGTTGACGTTTGAACTTCCCAGTCCTCAAGACGTTGTTGATTTTGCGTCTCACAACCCCAAGCGGTTCGAATATCTGCTTGAAAAGTCCCTATGCGCTGAAAGCCTTATGGATTTCATCAAGATATTCTGGGAACAGCTTGAGCCGTCTATAGACCTAGCCACTGGATGGGCGCTTGATGCAATGGCTGAACATCTTGAGGCTATGTCGAATGACCTCATAGACAATCTACTGATCAACGTCCCGCCCGGAATGATGAAATCTATGATGTGCGGGACATTCTGGCCGCTCTGGGAATGGGGGCCTCGCGGTGACGATCATCTGCAGTATATCACGTCCTCATATTCCGCTGATCTGGCAAAGCGAAATCACGGTAAGG